TCTTCTAGTTCTTCCGGCAGCAGTTCTAGTTCTTCTAGTTCTTCTGGTAGCAGTTCATCATCTTCTTCAAGCAGCAGTTCTAGTTCTTCTAGTTCTTCTAGTTCTTCTAGTTCTTCTAGTTCTTCTTCTTCAAGCAGCAGTTCTAGTTATTCTAGTTCTTCAAGCAGCAGTTCTTCTTCTTCTAGCAGTTATTCTTCTTCTTCCAGCAGCAGTTACTACCAGATGATAGGGTATTGGCAAAACGATTCAATTTGGCAGAGCATGCGTCCTTTCAGACCAATGGGTTCAACCACAAATTCTCCCCGCATGAGGCCGCTGCCATCTCAGCTCACTGATGGTGGCTCTTTTCCAAAAGGCCTCCAGACATATTTCACCGGCTACAGCACCGCTGTACAGGGGGGATTATACGGAGATAGAAATGCCGACATACAGGTGGCTGAAGCCAACGACAACTTCTTGCATCCAAGAACCGCACTTCCTCTAGACATTGCATGCTGGTCTGTGCCCGGCAGCAACCCTGATCTTCATCTTGGGCCAGTTCATGTTGGCAATGATGCGATATTGTTTGACAGTGGATGTGTCAGCCTCAGAGGTGGTAGCACAAGCGGACCAATTCCACCATCAACCCATGTCTATTATTTCCTGGTTACGCCAGGATCTTTCTCGTGCAAAACTATTGATTTTTCGCCAAATGAAAACGCTTCTGGATGGCTTCGGGACGGAGATGGGTCTGATGACACTCTTGGCTCGGGACAAGAGGAGTCGCTCATTTCAACGAGTGTAGCCGCTAGAGCTTGGAGAAGAATACCAGGCCAACCGAGCTTGTCTCCATTCATGCCACCGGGGGTGCAAGCACAAATTTGGGATTACGCCCTCCGATTCGTGGCGTTCCCTGGATGTGCATGCATCGATGGATTCAGCCAATCAGCCATCAAGATCAAGGTGGAAACTGTCACTCTAGAAGAATTTTCATCATCCACGCAGCAGAGCAACGGATCTGTGACCTCCAACGATTGCCCGACCGTTACAGGGCCAACCAAAGAAAATCTAGGTGGTGGCCAGGAGTTGTCGACTGGAGATTATGCGACATCATCAGGTGGCAGATTTGACACATTGATTGGTGGAGCATGCATACCATCATGTCCATCAGGAACACTGCATTTTGATTTGGCTTCAGGTTCTAAAATAGATTCTCAGGAGTCCATCCTGTCGGCCATGGACAGTCAAGCCTTCAAGGAATCAATATCTGTTGATTGTCCGTCCTGCGGCAACACATCGGTGGAAATTCCTCACGATGTGGCAAAAATGATTGTGGAAAACGGCTGCTACACGCTAGTAAGAAATATAGCAGAAAATCCATGCTGTGCGCCCACCAGTGTTGGCGGTGCAGACAGAGAAAGTTATCAAATAATCCCCAATTTTTCTTCACCCATATGTTCCTCCTTGAGGGATGAGGTGGTGTGTGCCCCATCCTGCTGCCTGGCGGTCGGGACAGTCGTCAGCACAACTAAAGGATACAAGCCAATTGAGGAGGTGAGGCCTGGCGAAATCCTCATGTCAAAGCGCCCCGTGTCCCCATCTAAGGATCTTGACATCCCAATAACATCCACTGAAATCAGGGACAATTGGCCCAAAGACAGTACATTTGTGAATCATCTCGTGGTGGTGTCAGAGGTTGCAGCAGGCTTTGAGACCTCATATTTTGTAATAAATGGCGTGCTCAAGTTGACGGCTGAACATGCTATGCCCGTCATGAGGGACGGGAATATTGCCTACAGGAGCGTACAGCGAATCGAGGTTGGCGACATGGTCATGACTGCTGGAGGCACATGGCAGACGGTATATTTAATCGCAAAATCAGATGAAACGGTTGCCACCATATCACTGTCGACTGTTGGCGGCAATCTCTATCTGGCTGATGGATATTTGGTGCACAATTCCGATGCAGGCTTTATCGACTCTGGTTTCGATTTTGGCGGTGCGGTTGGTTTCAGTAACGCATCTGGAGTTGATGAAATATCAGCTATCGAAAGATTTGCCATGCTCAGATCAAAAATTAAGGTCAATGTATGAGCGCAGGCAACCCATTTGATCCTACTGGCTACCAGCTATCTATAAAAACTCAAAACGAGTTTGACCCTAGCAGCTTGGGCGCAGAAGGTATCAAGGAGTTGCTTTTATACTGCAGAGAGCAAATCAGGCTGCGTAGGGAGGCAGTCAGGCTTGGATATCTCCAATCTGTGGATGACCCGTCTTCTGAATTCATACCTCTCATTGAAATCACCCCTGATTCCGTTGGGGCCATGTTGGAAGTCATGGAAAACTGCAGAGACTGCGCCTTGCAACTTCTGCCAGGCCACAGCAGTGGATTGTTTGAAAGTCATGGTAAGATCCCATGCAATGGCAGCGGGGGGTCATCCGCAGGATTCTTCAGGGTTCCATCGTCTTTCAATGCCGATGCTGTTGCCACAGATGACTGGCTTGGCAACTTTCCTAGCCTCATTGCGGGTGGCCTCTACGATCAGGCCGATGCCGACAGACTGCTGAATCCTCCAAACTTTGCTGACGATGGATATATCAGCATGCGTGCATATGCGGGTGCCGTTGGTAGGTGGGGGAACTCCTTCTTCAAGCTGATCAACCTGATGAGGTTTATACACCCGAAGATGAGCATTCAGATACCCTTCTCGCAGTGCTCGTCAGGAGTAGGTAATTGTGATTTCAGCATGAGCTTTACCAGTCTACAGCTGACTCAGCCTGTCCCAAACCGCCCAGTTGACATCATCATGGACATCAGGGGGGCTCTCACCTGCCAAACTTCAGGTGGTAAGCGATACGGCAGGTTGTGCATAGATTGGGCGGCAACAGCAGGCAGGTCTCGGGCCGTCATATACAAGACGAAGACCCCAGGAGGCAAGCTACCGCTGTGCGGGTTCGGCGAAGTTGATATACCCGATTCTCCAAACACATTCACATTCACAAATTCTTCTCCCGGAGATTCCATATATAGAAATCAATCCCTTTATATTCAGACAGCCCTGAACGGAAGATTCGCTCCTGTCGAGCATCCTAAAGGAGATGTTCCTGCATTCCTGATGGGCGGACCAGGCCCGAGTGCCATTTGCCCCTGCGAATGTTGCGGAGATAATCCACCACCCGACCTTGATTGCACAAGTTGTGATGATTGTGCTTGTGCACAGTGTTTCCCGCCTGACGCATGCAACCCTCCAAACGGTGACCCTTGCAGTAGTGCTTGTCTGGCAGCTTTGAGGGGAGCAGGCTGCGACTCGAGAAGAGCACGCTGCTTTTGCTCGTCGTTCAGCGATCCCGATTCGCCCACGTATGACCCTTGCTGCGACCACCCAGATTTGTGTGGTGGTGGGGTAGACCCTTGCGATTTGTTCCCCAATTCGTTGTGCTGCCTTTGTCCTGAATGCTGCAACCCAGATAGTCCTTGCTTCTTTGACCCGTGGTGCTGTGACGATCCAGAATGTGACGCAGGCGGTTTGTGCAACGCCACCGGTGTTGACCCATGCAGACCAGATTGCCCATGCACTTCAGGCTGCACGAACTGTGAGGCCAGACCTGAATGCTGCCAAGAACCATCAAGCTCAACGACTTCAGGATCATCAACCACATCTGGTTCGTCGTCATCAACCACATCTGGTCAGTCGTCATCCACCACATCTGGTCCATCTAGTTCTTCCAGTTCTTCCAGTTCTTCCAGTTCTTCTAGTTCTTCTAGTTCTTCTAGTTCTTCCAGTTCTTCCAGTTCTTCCAGTTCTTCCAGCCAGCCACCAATTGGTGGCTGTGCACAAATGCTTGCTGCTCAAGAGGTGATCATAGAAACAGGTTGTGTCAACACATTCTATAATCAAGCTTCGGGACAATGGTACTGGCTCGATTCATCTGTCAGCATGAAGACATGTCTCTACATTGATGAGAACATGGTCATCACGGACGATGAGGATCCATGGGCATACAAATTGAGGGTGGTGATATATCCCAACTGCGAAGGGTTGTGGGGAGAATCTGCTAGCCGTTTCTTCTCCCTCAATATATCATGTGTGGGATGCAACTGCGATTTCTGTGAGTGCGAGGGGTCCAACTGCCCTGATGGAAGTAGCTCCAGCAGCAGCTCGTCTAGTGACTCTTCGTCATCCAGCAGCTCGTCTGGTGACTCTTCGTCATCCAGCAGCTCGTCTAGTGACTCTTCTTCAAGCTCAACCGGTGGCGGTGGCGGTGTACCATGTCCTTGTTCTACTCCTACTGGTAGCGGCCAATCAGGCCCTCCTGGGGTCCCGGGTCAACCCCCTCCATATACTGGCCAACCATTATCTATGTGCAATGCGCAAGGTCAATGCTCTGGTAGCGGCAGCAGCAGCATATCCACATCAGGCGCATGTTTGAGGGTTTATGCGCTCAGTTTAGATGGATTAGAGTTTTTGGGTGATCCGGGGGAACGAGCACTGAGCATCTGCATGAGTTACGTGACTTACTCATTACGGGATAGGATCATGGTGCTTGCCTCTAAGGGGCAAGACCAAGATGAGACCAATCTGCTTCGCTCTCACCCCTTCCCCGACTACGGTGAGTTAGTGGAAGGTGAAGATGCATGCCCCGAGACTCCTTCTGAATTTTATCTAGCACAGAGACCATTTAACACCCCACCTCACCCATTCTTGGGGAATGACGAAATTTCTGCACCAGAAAACTCCATCATTCATGACACAGGTTGTGTCGCCCAGACGCAACAGAAAAAAGTGGTTCTGACCATCACCGAAAATCATGTTGAAATCGACAACACTGAAGATGAGTGGTTCAAATTAATTAGAGTGTTCATTTTTGCGGGATGTGACTCAAGCCAAAATGCCACCGCCACTCAATATGATATTGAATTCTCTCCAGATATATCGAGTTGCACACGGCAATTAACCATGGCGTCTTGTGCTGACATGTCAGAAGATCCATGGTTTAGATGTTCCTATGCAGTGACAACCTCCGTAACTCCGCCACCAGCAACCGCTGGTGTTGTCCACAGTCGCGACGGGAGGGAGCTTGCCTATGCTGAAAGTTGTTGCGCTGGTGGCGAAACGATTTGCCAGGTTGATTTTCGACCGAACTTCTCTAATGCTGCAGACATGGGCTGTGCAGAATGGTCTTTAGAGAGGCAGTGCAACATTGACGGTGTCACTCACTACTTCTGGAGACCAGTGATTAGGTCTTGCGCACACTCTTCAGACGGCTGCGGGGTTTCGGGAGATCCATTATGTCCCCCGTCCTGCAATACATGCTGCATGCTCTGCTTTGCGGTTGGCACCCGCATCTTGATGTGGGATGGCACGACGAGACTGGTTGAGGAGTTGGCTCACGGGGACGTTGTAGCAGGGGTTGTTTTTGGCGGAGGGGGTTCATCTTCTCCCACATTCACTGATTTGCTTTCTGGCTGGTCTGCTCCACCAATGTCGTTTAGCAAGGTCAATGCCTCCGTGACCCAGGTTTCCCTTGGCTATGAGAAGGGTAGGGCAACGGTTGGCGGGTCTATAGTCGTCAGCCCAGAGCATCCCATCCTGGTGCAAAGGAAGGATGAGAGGCTTGCGTTTGTATCTGCATCCATGATCAAGCAGGATAACATATTGGTGATGTCTGATGGTCGTGGCGTTGCTGCTGGTTCAGTGCTGGTCACGGATGATCCGACAATCTCTGTTTTCCTGCAACTTGATGTCGCTACTGCAGTGGTTGCAAATGGAATAATATGCCATGTGGGCACCTCTGCAGGCAAAGATATTGACACGACTGAGCATGGGTTTACCATCAATATGTCTCAGGTCAGCCAGCAGAACATGTCACAAATCAACAGGATTTCTGGAACAGCGGGTTATACGAAATTCTTCAAGTTCAACGGTGAAGCTGTTTCGAAATGCGATCTTGCATCCTTGCCCAAATCGGCGAGGGGGCTGGTGGAGAGTAGGTCATCATCGGAGTGCCAATCGGAGTGTATTAACTGCTCTATCAGTGCAAGAGAAAACTGCTCCACAGGTGATCGCGAGCACTTTATCCTGTATGAAAACTTCGGTGCAGTCCCCTGCTGTCACCTAGACGCATTCGGTTCGCAGGTGTTCTGGTCTGGGCTGTCTGTGGACAATGGAACCGTTTTCCAGGCAATTGCCGTGGAGGCAGATGGCGTCAGGGGCATATACCTAGTAGCTCGCAAGACAGACCAGATCGCAACAACGCCAGCTTCCATATTGTATGTCGGAGAATCTCCTTCAGGCAACCATTCGTTCCATGAGCCGTGTGAAATTTCTGGCGTGACTGTTGTTCCTGTTGTGTCTGCGGATGGCAGCACGATCATGTGCTTTGGTTTTGATGGAGAATCTTTCTCTCTGAACATGTCGTTTTCTCCCAATTCGGGTTCTATCACCTCATATGTTCCAGTGTTCAACTCTTTGCGCATGGAGATGCTGCTCCTTGTCAATGAAGAACAGTCAGCGATACTGCTTTCCAATAGCCAAGGGCAATTTGTAGAGGTTTGGTCGACCACTCCAGATGAGTCACCCGATTCAGTTGTCTGCATGGTCATGGGAGACGGGTCAGTTCATGTTCTTGCGTCACGAGGCGACGGAGTCTTGCACCTTGGCAATTTGAGAGACGACCCACTTGGAGTCGGCTCTGTTTTTGCTGGTAGCTCTGGCGGGACTTGGAAGTTGCTTGGGGCACGAGACGGGGCTTCGTGTGTTGGCGTGTGGATCTCAGATGCTCAAGACATCGACGGTATGAAGGATGTGATGGTTGCACCCATAGGTATGGTTGGACCAGATCCAGTGGTCAGATCTGCCCTGAAACATATTTCTAAGATTTCCCATGACGGTGAAGCATGTGGCAGTGGCCTGCAGGGGAGGTTCTTGCTTGGATTTGGCGGCGTCGACAAAACCTATGAATATGACTTGGCTTCAGGGTCAGTGCACGAGAGGATGGTGTGCAGCGACACAGTCAGGGTGGTTTCCTGCTCCAAGTCGCATGATCTTGTCGCCATGTGCTTCTCTGACATCACCAGGTGCCAGTTATGTAATGGCGAAAATAGTGGTGGCTGCAACACTGGAGGCGTCATCCTTGGAGGGTGCGGATCCATATGTAGCGGAAAATTGATGATCCCAACTTGTTCTTCGTGAGGCAGAAAATGAGCAAGAAGAAGGTTAGGTCAGTAAATCTTCGTGGCAAGGTTTATAAATTGACCAAGTCTGGATCCATATCAAAGGACACTCGTGGGTATTGTACAGACATAGGTCAACCTAATAAAAGAATATGTCTTGACAGCAAGTTGAGCGATGAGGAAGAACTCGAAGTTTGGATACATGAATTCCTTCATGCATGCTTTTGGGATATGGACGAAACAGCCATCGAAGAAGCTGCCACAGACATTTCACATGCACTCTGGAGACTTGGATACAGAAAATTTAAAAAATCAAAGGATTAGCTGAGACTGTGGTGTAAAACTCATCATGACCAAAAAAAATTCTAGGGTTCAGTCCGGGGAGAATATTTCAGAAATGGTCGGAACAATAAATCATGCCACACAGGCTGGAAAAAATATATGGTCAATTATAATAACGGTAGGAGTTTTTGTGGCAACCATTTGGACAACCCAGCAGGTAGTCAACACGCGCCTTAGCTTCATAGAGGGCGAGATAGCCTCTCTGAAGTCAAAGGACGGTGAGATCTCCAAACAGGTCAGTGACTCCTCGGAGGCTAACAAAGTCCTCCTGATGGAGATTTCGGTTCGTTTGAGGGATATGGAGTTGAAATTTACGGAACTTAGAACTCGTGTCGAGCTTGTGCTTGAAAAAGACGGGCAGAAACGACTTTCTAGTGAAAGGCCCAACTGACGGGTTTCTGCGGCATTCCCCTCAATGCCGCTCCTGAGCCTCCATTCGTGATGAGCCATAGCCATTCGGAGGGGTTTTTTACCCTCACAGAAGCCGCTATGCCGTCGGTTATCACCAAGTTGAGGTCAATATTTTTCTGCTCTTCTGCGTGCTTCACGACGACTTCAAAATTGGTTCCTCCGCCGCCAATATATATTGTTCTCCTTGTGGCGGTCTTGTAGACTGCTGTGTCGAACCAGAAAAGATTACATTCCACCCGTCGTCGCTGAAGCTCCCTGCCACAACCCAATAGTTGTTCTTCCAAGAAGTCCATGCTTCTCGAACTGTCAAGGTACATGTTGATCCTGCACTTTGACTTGTTTTTGGAGTCTTCTTGGAATGGTATGAGCAGATTGTCAGATGACCTGCGAGGCTCCTTGGTCCATGAATATGTCTGTCGCTCTCCCACGCCATGCCTGCCACTGCGAAGATAGTCCAGCAACTTTTTGGCTGCTGTCATACTTTTGTGCCGCAGGATGCGGGTCTCGGCTATCGTCCCGCCACTCGTCCACTTGAGATCCTTGCGGGCATTCTCTGGTAGTGACCGAATCAACTTTTCCACGGCTAGAGACATGTCATCTAACTCGTAATAATGGTGGTCAGATGCCCAAGGGTTGTTACTTAAGATGTATGTGCAGATGTTGGTGGTCAATTTTGCTATAATCGATTCCATAGAATCATCCCAACATGCGTCAACTAATTCTCCGGTAATTATTTTGTCAGCAAGATTACTTGGGGGTGAAATATTATAAATGTCTTTGATCATGCTATTGGTGACTGCGTCTGCTGCCACATTCATGACTGACTGGTGAAAATGTTTGCCGCGTGCCATGTGGCAGAAGGCAACATGTATTGCCTCATGCGCCAAGACGAAAGCCTTGCCCTCGACATCTAGATCCTTCCAGAATTTGGGGCATATATGTAACGACAACCTATCTCCATCCATCATCACACAGGCTGTCTTTATTCTTTCATCAGCAAACTTCGGCAGGTGGCGACATATGGCAGCAAGACCAGACGATTTTAGTTCGAGGATGGCAAGCGCGTTGGCAAAATCTTCTATGGATTCAGAATGGGACATTCCCCGTGTCCGTGCAAAGATTATAGTTGACTGTGGTTCCAATTCCAATCTTCATCTTAGGATTTCTGAAAACACGAGTGTCTCGGAGTTTGATCATGCCGCATGAGCCTTCCCTTTCCAAAATTGGAATGACCCATCGGGTCAAGCTTCGCCGCAGATATTTGGCATTTTCCACGATTATGCTAGGGTTATCTTCGAGTATTTCTGCAAGGTCAGTTGGGAAGCCGTTTTCAGATTCTTCTTTTTCGGCCTTTCGGGCTTCAGATTCAATCTTTTTGAAAGATGCCCTCAACTCGGTTGACAGTTCTTCACACCATGGCTTAATGTTGTAGGATGTGACAGAATAATTTGCTGCAGGACAGCAATACCTCTGCCTGAATGCAACCCCAAACTGATCTGCGTTCATGCTCTTGCACATGGGTATTGAAGCCCCTGGCTCGGAGTTATTCACGAGCGCTTGAGCCCACTGGTGAACTTCTGATTTTGTCAAACTTGCTAGGCTGTGCACCACCTTAAGGGTTGGCGATGCCGGTATCTCATGCCTCTTCTCGTTCGCCCACCACTCTGCGTAAAGTACTCCGATTTCCTTCCTGAATTGATCATGACGAATGGCCGAAGACACGCAATGCTCTGCAGGCAGAGCATCGATGACCGAGAGCATGGTCTTCTTGTCATGCTCCGCTATCTTCTGGAGGGCTGGCATGGCGGCATGGCTCATCACCAATTCAGCAAGTGATACAATGTCTCCTTTGGACAGGTAGTTGTGTATTTTACGCAATGGGTCATCTCCACTCAAGAAGTCCTTGAGGTATGTTGACTCCATGACACCAGGCATGCCTACCTCGGGGGGCATCCCTACCATATAGAGATCGATGGCATACTCTAGTCTTCTAGGGCTCACCTTCTTTTTGGATTCTGAAGACATAAATCTCCACCATTCTATTGCCGCCAATCCAATTTCATCGCCGAATCGTGAAACGAAATGCGCCTTGCTAGGCTCAATCGGTAATCTCATGATTGTGTGAAACCTGTCTGCTAGAGCAACATCGATGGACTCTGTGTCCGTGTACCCAGAATCCTGGTCAGCTGGATTGGCACATGCCCATACTGCTTTCAGTTTTGGGAAGTGGACTCCGTTGACAGTTTTAAACTGTGCAAGCTCCATGCAGGCGTTGCGAACCTTCGCCTGACTCCTGTTGATCTCGTCGATCACCAAGAGTTGCACCTTATCTGGATCCATGTAGGATGGCCGGTAGAACTTGAGGTAGTCGCCCTCTGGGCGTGGAACTCCAACGAAATCCACCCATGGGTCGAGCGTTGATCCACTCAGGTAGACGAATGACGAGCCCTGTTCAAGTCCATTATGGGACGCCACCTTCTGTATCAGGGATGTCTTGCCAGTGCCGTGAGCCCCCACCATGAGAGCGTTTCTGCCATACTTAAAGCATTGATTCAGAATGACTTCTGCGTCTTCGTGGCTGACCGTGACTGCTTCCTCTGGGTTCATGCCCAAGTATACGCCATCGAGGCAGCGTATGATTGGCACAGAAACTTTCAAGAGGGGTCTTGCATGCTCGAGATAGGAGTGGTAGGATACACATGGCGCACGGAGTTCGCGTCAATAATAACGATCGCAAGGAGGCTCTATTGATCTTTGATATTGAAACCAAGGTGAGGCATGCTCTAGCCTCTCCAACAGGAATCGGACAGAGGTTCGTTGACAAGACGCCAGTTAATTCTCTTGTCGTTTGTCCCATCAGGCTAGAACGGGCCTACAACATGATCAGGAAGCGCAGTGAAGGCTGCACCTCCAACAGTCAAGGGGTTAGGAATTCAGTTGTTCTGACTCGTGCAGAAGAGAACGAGTTTTTCGGTGCTGCCCTAAGTGCTCGCAGGGAACTCATTTCTATGCACGGGAAAGGCAAAACCTGGGTCGAGATCGTTGAAGATGACTGGGGTGGGACGCTGTTTCACAGGGCGGTATACATCAGGGAAAATTTATACTACCTTAACTATCCGCTCATGATTGACTGGTGGCGCAAGAATAACAAGTTGTGCGCCCATTATGTCACATCCGACGAGGAAGACATCCTCGCCAAGAGCAGTCTTAAGTTGCTTGACTGCATTGATCTTTTTGATCCACATAGGAACCTCAAGTTCTCCACATACGCAGTCAACGCCCTCAACAACTCCATCAGATGCCAGAGTTTTAGAGAGGTCAATCAGCAAAGGAATAGGCAGAGTGTTAGTATCTTTGCCGATGACGACTGTAGGCAAATGGTTCAGATTGCTGATCCTGGGTCGTCGGAATACAATCTCGAGCACCAAGAGGCACTCAGCACATGGCTAAAAGACAACAGAGCACTTCTTACCGAAAATTCACAGAACACTATTCAGGCGATCATTGAGGACAAGCCTGGTCGCTGCGACAGGGATGCGTCTTGCGCCCTTGCTGAGGTAATCCGCCTCATGAGGCAGGATAAGTTGTGTCCCGTCCCGTGAATGCTAACTCAGGGCACAAGTTCAAGGTTCCTAACTTATCCATATCAAGACACGGTGATGATTTTGTACTTGAGTTTTGTGGTCATCATAGCGGCATAGTCCGATTCCATCTTTCTAGACCACTAGAAGGGCACGACCCTCTTGGGTGGCATTTATCAAGCAATTGTGGGGAATTTTGGCCAGGATGTGATCCTTGGTCTTTTTCTATGATGCTAGGCAGCATGGTTCTGTCATCTATGAGTGCGCAATCAAAATTTGACATTCCAGAATGGAAAAAGCCATTTCTTTATAAGGTTGTGGCATCTAAGTTAATCAGGTACATAAGACCAATGGTTCCGCTGATGAGCCACGAGCTTTTGCCATATCTTCCGATGATGCAAAAACACCTGAAGTTTTTAAATTGGCGGTCTCGCAGTTTTTCTTTTAGTGCTGCTGTGGCGCTTGCCTATGCTGTCACACACAAAGACGACATCAGACTGTCACTAATGTTGAGTCGATGCGTTACCCATGTTAAGTCGGAAGATGGTTTTCGGTGGGTTGGCGGTTACTCGCGTATCTATCGACAAGTTGGCGGTTACTCGCGTATTTTGTTTCACGATACATCGCCTAGCGAACTTCTGCACTCCATGATTGGCGATGATGCAGAATATCTTATCGAGATCATCGCAAAGAGCACTAGAAGAACGCATCCTGTTCCTGCGGACTGGATTGAAAGGCACTTCAAATTTGACCATTGTGAACTGTGTCATGATGAAGCAAACATGTTCATACTTGGGGCCACACATGATGTGTCACCATGTATGTGGTGCGTTAAAAATGATCCTAAAGCTTATGCACATGGTGTTCGCATGTTGCTGAAGAAGGCGGGCAATTCCTCAAAAACTACCAAGTTGTTTTCGGCACATTCTTGCATAAATAACTGCGTATTAAGCACTTATGACGAAGGAATTGGTTTAAAATGTTTGTATTGATTATGTATGAGTTATTCACGCCAAACCAATCGTTTGGCGACGACACTATTCGCCGCCTTTGCAGTCCTAGGGGCTACGTCCACCAAAAATAACACCCCTGCAGACGACTCGATACAAACTAGGGTCGCTTCGTTTGATGAATGGCAGAAATCTGCTTATTCCATTTTGGAGAAGTGGAAGCATGGCAAGAGTGCAACATTCGGTGTCAGTATCCGTGTTCAGGTGGTCAAATGGCAGAGGCCAGATGGAACCGTTGAGCGTGTCGAAGCGAGGTCACTGAAAAATATTATGGACGATCTAAGGGGGCTGAATGAGGACTTTGCTGCTTCGGGCATCGTGTTCGTTGTCAAGGAGTTTGACTGGTCTGTTGAAGAGGTGCCTTTTGATCCTCACTCTTCCATCGCCCTGCAGGCAGTGCGAAAGGCAGAGGAAGGTAACATCATTCAGCAGGTTCTCAAGAGACCAATGAAAGGTGTAGATAACAAAAAGCTGATCGATATAAATTACCTGCTAGGTATAGGCCTTGGCCTCGCCGGGATTGCTGAAGTTGGGAATGACAAATGCGGACAAATTTGGATATCTGGCAGCACTGATCTTCCTCAGGTTTTAAGTCACGAAATGGGACATCATTTTGGTCTTCAGCATACCTTTAATGACAGCGGAGATAATGTGGACGATACCCCTCAGGGGCCAAGTTCGCTGATATTGCTAGGCTCTGATGATGACCCAAATAAGATGAACATTATGACCTATGCAAGATTCGGAGGCAGGTCCTTCACTCCTGGTCAAATCGAGAAGATGAAGAAGCATGCAGTTGCATATCTTTCCTCTGAACATTTAAAAGACGAGGAGTCGAAAGGCCTCGACCCAGATCCTAATAACTTGATCAATCCCTGATCAGTCAACCATCTTATGTATTTGCCAGTCTCCATCGGATGGCGGTCTGTTTCTCACAGAGGCTATCATCTGGCTGCCGCCGTCTTTGCATGCATCTTGGATCTTTCGCAGGCATTCCGTGGTACGCCCAAAGAGATCAGCATCGTCAATCACGACCACGCATTGCTTTGATGCTCTGATCTCCTGCAGCATGGAGTCTATATACCAAACCGACGATGGTACATCGATCGGACATGCCCCTAGTCGCATAGGAGGATACCACATGAGTGTGTCCACTGGTTTCATCATTCTCACATGCGATGCTGTTGGGGCATGCAGTGGTTTCAGTTTCCATAGGTCGTCACTGCCCCAAGATGAAGCAGAAACACAAGACTCAAATTTTGCAATCAGAGCAAGTAGTGCGGTAGATTTTCCCATGGGGCCATCTGACCAGATGACAAGATCTCTTGCCATGTCATGGTCACACCAGACTGCTTTTGCTCTCATGAATCAAGTATATGACTGCGGGGAACCCTAACTAACTTTTTATGTCCTGTCATGGGGTCAAAATGCTCGACAGTAGCCATAGATCTACCAGCTTCGATGACTTTGCCATCATATCTTCTGCCTGCAAAGTTGTATTCGACAGTCTTCCCTTGAAATGTTTTCTTCTCTGGTTCTGCATGTGTTCTGCAGGTTGACGCATAGACATCGGCAGAGCCTGATTTGGTCTGTATTCTAGCAAACATGGTTCCAAAGCCGTCTCTCCAGCAAGATGTGCACTTGCCGTGCTCTTCAACGCCTAGTTTGTTTTTTCCTGACACATTTCTGCCCTCGAGAGAGCACGTTTTACTTCTTTGGTGCCAGTTGCTTGGTGGTCTGCTCATTCTGGATGCTATTTTTTGGTGGCGAAACTAGCAACGCTCTTTACGACGTCGGTGACGCCGCCGACAAGTTGTCCTGCAATTCCTGCAGTTCCAGCGGCAGCTCCTGCGACCGCCCAGGGGCTGATGGTTTCGTCTTTGCGTCTTAAAACATTCATTATCGTGTTTATGGAACCGTTGTCTTTGCATCTTCCGCTCTTCTTGCACATGGCAGCATGCAATTTTTTCAGGGCGTCCAGATTTTCCCCGTGATTCAGATTTGCCGCATATGGCATCACTTTTTCGGGGTTCGGTATGCCAGCCGAGCGTGCCGCATCGATCATCTTTGGATCGACTTTGGCTGGTTTTCCGAAAAAGCCAGCCTTGCCAAGATAGTAGATGAGGGCTGCAACAAGTCCAATACCCGCTCCCCACTTCAGCAGTCTGCCCAGTCCAAATGTTGCCAACCACCCAATTCCCTGTCCTATTGACCCCAAGAAGGCAACCTTCTCAAGGACAGCGGCTGTCTCCATGAATTTTTCCAAATCTTCCCTGCGGGGGGTGGCCCCGAGACGTCGTATGATTGCTTTAGCAGACTTATGGTTTTCAAGAACACCGCGCCTGCGATGGGCGTCCATCAGTGCATCGGGATCTATATTGTAGATATCGCACAGAGAAATAAATTGATCTTTGCTCTGGGCGATTTTTGTCATGAACTTTTTGGGAGTGTCCGCATGAGAAATCACTATCCCCAAATCCATACCATCTTTTATCCATTGTGCACGAGAGTATTTGACCAGTTTTGACACTATCTTCTTCCTTTCGTAAACCTACCAATGTTTATTCCCGATTTACACGTACCAATCCTCTTTGATCTTAAGGCAGATGTTCCAGATCTAAGGAGACACGAACTGGTTGCTGGTGTTAGGAAACATACATCTAGCGTTGGCAGGTACATTGTTGGAGCAAGTGGAGGCAGGGACTCGTTAGCTCTATCGGTCGCACTCAGAATCATCGTCGACCATCCATCCCAAGTGTGTATGTGTCATGTGAATCATGGTCTTCGGCCGGACGCACATATAGACGAAGCGACCGCTAGGATACAGGCTTGGGCGCTTGGCTTTGAATTTGTCAGCAGGAGCGTTATTGTTCCAAAGACAGGTAATGTTTACGAGCAGGGCAGGATGGTTAGATATGAAGCCCTCTCTGCAGAAGCCGACAATTTTGGTGGAGAAGTGCTCACTGCGCACCATGCTGATGACATGCTGGAGACCGTGCTGATGAGGTTAGCTCGTGGATCTCCAATCTCTACGAGCAGATTCATCGAACGTAGGTCTTTTATGTTCAAATCCCCTGTCGTTCGTCCAATGCTAGATTTTGACAGAGATGTGATCGATGATTTCGTCACGAAGGCTGGGGTTCCATGGGTCGACGACCCTTCCAATCAGAACACATGCAGAGAGAGGGCCTACCTGCGTCGCATGGTTACTCCGCATTTGAAGGCTTACAGATCTGTGTTCGCATCTAAGACGGCCCGAAGCATCCTTAGGGATTAATAAGAGGGTAATCGTCTGGGTCGGGCTCGGGCACATCGATGCTGCCATCCACGAATGATGGTCTTTTAAGTTGCTCCATTTTTTTCACCTGGAGCCAAAGGTTGTAGTGCTTGTTGAAGTCGGCCCAGTTGCCCTTGTTCGACAGGATGTTCAGAACATTTTGGTAGAAAATTTCTCGTAGATTTTCGTTGCTCACATGATCTTGTTCCTATCGTCGTAATGAGATTCCTTCGAGCGTATGATTGGTCATGCGAGAAAACCACAATGGATGAAAATAAAAATAACAGCAAAAAGCCAACTCGAGAGCAGCGCCGTCGTCAGATACTGACTAAGTCAATAAATGAATTGACCGATGTGGAGTGGTGCATGATGCTTGCTCATGAAGAAGACAATAGGCAGGTTGATCCTCTATATTGCAGATGTGACCCAATATTCTCCACATTTATAGAGAAGAGGGCGGAGTATCCAGACATCCTTGGCGTGGTTGGCCCTGGGATATCTCCTAACAGGAAGATAAAAGTCTGGGATGTCTATATCAATATAGACAGCCATTACAGAACCATAGGGCAGTATCTGACCCAGCCAGAGGCCGAGGGAGCCGCCGACACAGCCAGATTGCGCCTAGAGCGCATTCTCAAGAACAATCTCAAGAGGATTATAGGATCTGTGGACGATCTTGATTGTCGTTCTTGACTTTCCTACTAATAAGCTATATACTCCTCATGTGGAATTTCCATAGAAGGAGAAAGTCATGGGACAAAAGTCAGTTTCTACCGAAGAAATCATAAACCAGATACGCTTTTTTGGAAAGATAAGAACCCCGTTCGAGTTGGCTACCAATCTAAATCTGTAGTTCAAGTTAAATAGATGCCCCCTATGAGTAAACGCAATCTCAAGCCGATAAAGCATGGTGGTAGACTAGAGTTGGTGTCTGCGTCGGATGTCAGCCTATGGTCTGCCATGAATTCACATCAGGTAAAAAAAGCATCATGAAACCATCACTTTACATATTTCAGTGGCCGTCAGATCTAGGAGGTGCGGACACTCGCATGAGGGACATAGTCTCTATGTGTGCAAAAGATTACGCCATTACAGTTGTTCCTAATGATGAATTCAGATTGTCAGAAAAAAACTGGACAGACTGGATGGACTATCTAGGGGTAAAGTATTGCACCCATGATCAACTCCCCGAAAAGTGCGATGGGTTCGCATTTTCGTGCTGCAATTTCAGGCTCTTCTCTGATAAAGATCGTCTACGCAGCATAAAATCTCGTGGCCTTAAGTTCATATGGGCCAACGACATGATGTGGCACACAGAGGCAGAATTGGTCGGTATCCGCCAGGGTATGGTGGATATGGTTCTCTACACTAGTCAGTTCCACGCTCAAAAGATGCATGCAGAGGTCGCAGCAGCACGACCAACTCAACCAATACGCATACTGAAGAATTACATAGATTCTCACCACTGGCCGATGATAGTTAGACCAGATAGGCAGCCCGTCATGGGCAAGGTTAGCCGTCCAGACACTGCAAAATTTTCCTGTGATTTACCAGTGCTTTGGCAGTCTGCTGCACCTCTGTGGAAGTATGACCTAATGGGGTGGAGCGATGAGGTTGCTGCACAATACAAGTGGCATGATTTTGACTCGCGGTGGAAGTTGAGAAAGCCGTGCGAAATTCCAGTAAGTGACTGGCTTGCGGGAGTTGATGTTTTTGTCTACAATGGCTCATTCTCTTACATCGAAAACCAGTCTCGTGCCGTTGTCGAGGCGCAACTTTCTGGTATGCCAGTTATAGCCCCACCAAAGTGGAATTTCACCAACATGGTGTGGCACACCCGCACTGGCTTCCTTGTTGAAGATCTTGACGACATGCGTGGAGCTCTAGAGTATCTGCATCAGCCAGACAACAGATGGCGGATGGGTGCCTTGGCACGCGAATGTGCGCTACGTATTTGGTGCGACGAAAATGAAGCACGTCGTGATTGGATTTCAATGATAGCAAATGTTTCTGAGGTGCGCTAATGTCTAAAGAGAGAGAACTTATAGTTTGGAGTGTTGCTTGGGGCGAATACTCGTTCATGCTCCAATCGCTTGTGTCTAGCCTGCGAAGGACTGGGTTCAAAGGCAGAATAGTTGCTTTTGCGGACAAGCCAATCAAGGATGCAGAATATCGTCCCCTTGATAGCTCAATTGAGCTAGATCAACTTCAGTTCTGGAAATTTGAGTACCTGTGCAAGCATATGGCTAAAGGGCCGGGGAAGAATCTAGTCTTCATAGATTCAGACCATTACGTGGTTCGTAATGTTTCTGACTTGCTTCCCAAGTTGTTTGATCATGGTCCGTGGCACAGTTTTCTTGAGGGGCCAATGAACACCCAGCACACCCGCAGGGGAGACTGGTGGAGTTGTCCCAATGCAGAATTCATCAGCATGTGCAGAGATTTTGGCGTGATGCAGGGTGAGATCAGGAACTCTAACGGAGGCTTTTGGGGAGTAACTTCGGAATTCGCAGAAACATCCAAGAGGGTTGCTCATGAGTTCCATGAGTTCGCAAGGAAGCGTGGTCACGTCTTCCCAGAGGAGGTTTCGATTGCAGTCATGACCCACATGTTCACAGAAGACCATTCTGCAAGATTTGCCGAAAGGTGGTTACACATGTGGGGTACCGAATGGACTGGCGCCCTTTCCGACAAGATTCCTGACGGCAATCCTTGGAAGTTGGTGAACTACATGTCGGGAGAGACTAGCTTGGTCAACCCTGCAATAGTTCATGCCATGAGGAGCAAGAATGCCCTTATAAACTTGGGCAGGAGTATAGCTGGAGACCAAGTCATTATGGCGGAATCTCAGCAGGTTACTGCAGGAACTGGTCCAGCACCAACCGCAAATGCTCCCAAGCAAGGGTGCAGTGCATGTGCTCGTAAGAAGCAGGCGATGCTAGAGGCGTCTGCCAAGGCAAAGCTTGAGGAATCAATTAAGGTGGCGCAGGAGAAGCCGATGATTGAGGCGCAGGCAACCCCTGTGGCAACAATTGATCCAGAAATGGTTCAGACTCAAGTCCTGTCCACTCCACAGACAGATGTTTCCACTGAAGAGAAAAACATTTCTGCCTCGAAGCATGGTGGCTTTATCAGCAGGCTGAAAGGAATGATAAAGGGCTAGACCATCATTCTCGGTAAATAAATGGATGGAAGAGCATTCAGAAATTATCCAACGCCTACATCGCTCTGATGTAGGCGTTTCCTTTGGCGGATGGATGTCACTTGGTTTTTATGGTCTAGTCAAGTCAGGTGACCATGTTAAGCCAACGACTAAAATCGCATCACAAATGGTGAAAGTGGCTTCGTCCGTGGCTGTGCACCCAAGAATACACGATTATAAGAAGAAAAAGATGCATGTCCACATAGGTGGTCCTCTCAAAGGTCTTAGCGAGGTCACTGTGGTTGAAATAACACCCAAGGGTATTGTCAGGAATAGGTTTTACAGGGTAAAGTGCGAAGACAGAAAAACCTACAGGCGTTTGTCGGGTCTTGCCAAGATTAGACATTGGGGCAATCTTTTCAAAATGATAACTGCCCTACGCTCGATCTAAATTCTCAATTTCTCGGTTCAGTTGTAGGCGCTCATGCCGTAGTTGCTTAACGCGCTCATCAGAACCATCAATTCCTGAATGTAGAAGATTAACTTCTTCTTGATCAAGTGCCCTTAACCTGTCAGCAACCTGCTTCTTGGCATTTAGTCTCTCAAAGTTTTCTGAGTCCGGCCCAGAAGCCACCATGTAAGTAACATTCACAGGTTCTTGGCTGTTTATACGGTGGAACCTTCCTAGGGACTGTGTGTCTTTTGCCACAGACCAGTCGAAGTCATTAACAAACACTTTGGTCAGTATGTTCGGGAAGTCAAGACCAGTACCACCGGCAGGGGTGCTGATGACGATTGCCCTGTAGTCTGATGCAGGGTTTCTGAAATCCCTGATCACATCTTTCCTGTCAGGCTGGGAACCCTCGATGCTTGCCACCCTGCCAGCAATTCCCTCCTGTTCTAGAGCCCTCTCGATCCCTCTCTTGATGTCAGCTAGTGCGTTCTTGAAGCTTGTGAAGGCTGCTACCTTTTCTCCAAGCCTGATGAACTCCATCATCATGGCCACCGTGTATGGCGCCTTTGCGCTAGCGATTGCCTGTCTCTGTTGTGTTGCATTCGCTGGCATTGGCGCAGCATCAAGATCAATCACTCGGCTGTCAACCCAAAGGGGAGGCATGTCTGGTCTGATCTGCTCCTTAGACCGCTGCAGATACACACCAGAATGGATGAGTCTTTCCTTGAGTTCGTCAGCTGACATCAGGCGTTCGTCGATGGATTCCGAACGCGGGTCAAACCGCAGCCTGAACTCCTGGAATGGCATCCGACCAAGTGGATGGTTCACGGCCTTCAGTTGGTTAAAGATGTCAACGGGGGTGTTCCCAATGATGGTTGCCGAAGCGCCCCAAACGAACGGAACATGTTTGGCGATCTCCTGAATATTAAAGGTTTGGTGACTGTCCTTGTGTTTGAAGTCACCTGAGTTGTCCCTCTTGGATGGATCTCCATTCTTGACATTGTGAACTTCATCAAGAACCATAATCTTAATTATGCCATTTTTTGCCTGGTCAGACAGGAGCCTTGTAGCACTCTCTCTAGTTCCTGGTGTTCCAAACAGGTTATAAGAAAGGACTCGATAAGGAGAGTTTGTGTTATAAGAGGTCGAAACCTGAGCATCATCTAGACCAGTGATCTTCTCGATTTCATCTTTAATCTGGTCAACTAGGATGGGCTGCGTGATGAAAAGCACAGATCCTCCCGACTGCCTCCTTCTCATTTCTGAAGCAACGATGGTCTGCACGGTCTTGCCCACTCCAACATCATCTCCAAGCAGGGCGGATGAATTTCCGTATAGGAAAGCCATACCTTTGATCTGTTCTGGTGCAAATCTTCTCCTGTCAGCAGGTATGTTTTTGCCATCAAAAAAACGCTGTTGGAATTCCTCTGCTCTTAACTTGAAGTCATCGAACTCTCGGAAGCCTTCAAGAACTCCCTCCTCTCTTCCCTGAGAGATCACACCTCGGGCGGCTAGGTTTTCAATAATACTTCTGACAGTATCGGTGTTGACACCCCTAGACTCTAGGGATGTTAACATTCTGTAGTATTCGCTTAGGCTTCCAGCCAGCCTCCATCCAAAAATCCCCGACTGGTCATCTTTGAAAAACTGCCTTGCAGGCTGCAATTTTGGGTTTTGAGAGGTGAAAGAACTGTCAACAGCAGCAACCGCCTTGCCTGGGATATCAGAATCAAGGGCTTCTCTTGACAAGTAAATCTCCACATGCCATGGTCTTGATCTTGATGGTCTGGCCTTGATGACGGGCTCTTGATGAGCTTCGTGGGACATCTTGGATGCTTCTAGAAGCATTTCTGCGTCTCCCCTCGCAAGCCCCCACATCTTACTGGCTGCCTCCAGAAACGGCAGGTCTTTGAACATGATTCTGAATCCGTAGCCTGGATCGTATGAGAAACCCGACTCGGGCAGGCTCTTCTTCAGAGCACCCAAGATGGTGATATTTCCAGGCGCCAAAATTGATACCACCCCTCGTCCGTGGTCAATGCTGATCCTTTGGTCAGGCATGGCTTGATCTTAACCTGTTTTGCCCAAAAAAGTCAAGCGCAAAAATCTCATAAATTTACCCAACATACCTATTTTTGCCTGTTCTTTCTTGGTTTCTTGTATCAGCATCATTTTCTCCATGGCGAGCCGCCGCTCGCGGCGCCAAAGAGCCGCGCGAAACTCGCTGCTAACACTATGATCCTTCCAATTGTCCATAAAGACTTTTACAAGGAGACAGGTCTTTTCCTTTCGTCAATACAGAGGTGCACCAAAAGCAAATGTCGAAAAATAAACCATGAAGAGATACTTCAACATTTCGTCATGGCAGAAATCTGCTTTTGCTGCCCCCACGGCTCCGCCACAGACAGAGCCTGATGTTGCCCCTGCCACTCCCGAAACTGATCCTGACGAGTGGGAGGTTCCCTTCAAGCCAGGTGAGATACCTCAGATCGTACCTGATCCTCAGAATCGTGCAACCCGTTCAGGCCCAGGCCCGGCCACGGCTCCGCCACAGACAGAGCCAGATGTTGTCCCTGCCACTCCCGAAACTGATCCTGATGATGATGAGTGGGTTGTGCCCTTCAAGCCAGGTGAGCTACCTAAGATCATACCTGATCCTCAGAACAACTGGTTCAAGCGTGCTGCTCAGGCCGACGGCAACTGGCATGTGGATACCGACAATGGCATCCAGCTAACCTGGAACGCGATTACCGCAGGCAATGATCCCCACAGGAACCATGCAACACAGACGGATTTCTTCCGGCAGCATGCTTACGAACTGGCAAAGGAGAGTTCGCACCATGGAATCGCATCCATAAGGGAGGCGGACTCAGCCCCAAATGTCCGATCTGTGATGGGCGTCATGCAGCAACTATTTGGTCAACTCGCTGCTTTTGAGGCTGCCCACAAGAACCAGCTTGAGCGCCTTGCGGAGGCTATAGCGGCCAAAAAGCTCGGGCTTTCGAAAGAGATGTTCAAGGCCGAACTCGTTACCACGGGCGGTGGACAGATTTCAAACAATCCGCACGAGCATGGTCGCCAGCAGAACGAGATACAAGAAGAGATGGGAGAGAACAATCTGGATGCCATGGATGTCAACGATGCCATCGAGGCCCAGATACCCATGCAGTTCCTTGCCCAGGGCGCCGGGCTCAATGCAATGATGGAGTTCCAGGCCATCGCCGAAGGTCTTATCGACGATGCCCGTGTACCCGGCGACATCGTTGCCAAATATCACCGACTTGCCAAGTTGCTTGCCGGATGCCACTTTACATACGACTTTTATGGCAACCAGAAGTTCGCCGAAAACATGGGCTCCAACGACCTGGTTCGTGAAGAGTGGGAGGACGAGGATGGCAACAAGGTCAAATGGAAGGTACACGCCAAGGCCATCACATTCCCACTTCTGGTATATGAACTCGTCGCGGGCGGCATAAGAATCAATTCTTTGCATGGATTAAACAACAATGATGCGGCGGCGCAGAATAAGAATCATTTTAATGCTGCGACAGGCTCAAAATCCGTGGAGGCGCTTGGATTCCAGTCTGGAGGAGCCCTTGATCGAAAAATCAAGGCATTCGTGAACCACATCGAGAAGAAGTATCCGACCGTGAACTACCAGAAGATTCTGAAGGCATTGTACATCGCCTCTCCGTCAGACAGGTCGCTTTTTTTCTCGAGTCTTTTACGTGACGAATTCGAAGAGGCGTATAGAGTCTTAAGATCACTCAAGGGATGAAGGGTGCCAAAATACGACTTCGTCGTTGTTGGCGCAGGACTTTTTGGATGCGCATTCGCCCACACGGCAAAAAATGCCGGGGCATCCGTACTTGTAATTGACAAACGCGACCACGTGGCTGGCAACGCCCACGATGTTGAGATCGATGGAGTGTTTCATCATGTGTATGGTCCGCACATATTTCACACAAATGATGTGAGGTTGTGGAACTGGATGTCTCAGTTCTGTGAATTGAGACAGATTCATCACACCGTGCGTGTCAATTTCCATGGGCGTATGTTTTCGTTCCCTATCAATCTGCTGACCATGTCACAGTTGTGGGGCGTAAGCACGCCACAACAGGCGATGAAAAAACTAGATTCGGTCAGAATTAAAGATATAGATCCCAACGCAAACGCCAAGAATAGAATTCTTCATTATGCTGGAGAAGAAATATATAAGACATTCTTTGAGGGCTACACAAGGAAACAGTGGGGGATGGATCCTTCAGAAGTTCCCGCTGAAGTTGTGAAGAGGGTACCAATCAGATTTGACTACAATGATTCCTATTACGATGACAAATATGTTGGCATGCCAGTTGGTGGATATACAAAAGCGTGCGCAAACATGCTGTCCGGATGTGATGTTGAGCTGAATGCCGATTTTATGGAAGACACTGCAAAATTTTCTCAATCGGGCAGGTTGGTTTTCAGTGGGTCTTTGGATAGGTTATGCGGATATTGTTTCGGTAAATTGCCATACAGAAGTATAAGGTTTGAGAGGCGGCCAAGTTACACTGCAGATGCTCAGGGCGGCTCGGTGGTAAATTACACTTCCGATTCTGTGCCGTTCACCAGGTCGGTCGAGTATGCACACCTTGATGGCGTTAAGGTTTTGAATTCACATATAGTCTATGAATTTCCTCAACCATTTGAGGGGGATGCAGAACCATTTTATCCAATAAATAATATAGAAAATAATTTCGTTCAGAAGAAGTATGAAAAAGCTGCTGAGGATGCCTGTGGAGGCATAATAACGGGTGGAAGGATGGGCTCGTACAGGTATTACGATATGCATCAGGCCATTGCCATGGGTATCTCTCGTGCAAATAAGGTCATGAAAGGTGATGAGCAATGATAACCATAATATTGGCAGCCGGGCTTGGGGAACGATTTTCTCAACAGGAATATCCATCTCCAAAGCCAGCAACCATGGTGGATGGAAAGCCAATGGTGGTTCGTGTTGTGGAGTCTGTAGGAGTGACAAGACCTGCAAGGATAATACTGAACAGAATGCACAGGGGCTGGCGTATAGACGAACTTATATCGCACGCAGGCCACGATGGTATAGACAAGGTTGAACTCGAGAGAACTACGCGAGGGCCTGCAGAAACCTTGCTGCTTGGGCTTGAAGGTGTTGGCGATCATGAATCGGTGCTTGTCTTGGATTGCGATGTCCTGCATCCGCGATTCGTGGCGGAAACAAGTCAAGTTCTTTCTTGTGGGGCCATATTCTGCTTTGAAGACAAGGGTCAGACTGCCATATTCTCTTATGTTTCATGTGATGATTCCGGGTTGGTTATGGCGATTGCAGAAAAGGATAAGATATCAGATAGGGCATGCAGCGGAGCATATTTCTTTCCATGCGCTAGCGAGCTCAAAGAAGCCTGCAAGCATGTCATTCGCATGGGGGAGAGCAGCAGAGGAGAATACTACATAAGCAATGTTATATCACGACTGCTCAGTTCTGGCAAAAAGTTCATAGCTCCCGTTTACGAACCGTATAAATGCTTGGGCACACCCGAGCAGTTGCGAGAGGTGTGCTCTGCTGACCAACGCTGTTGCGATGACCTACGACTCTGCTTCGACCTTGACGGAACCCTGGTGAGTCACCCGCGCATCAGGGGCGACTATTCAACGGTAGATCCGATACATGAGAACATTGAGTTCCTCAGGATGGCCAAGGATCGCGGCGCTCATATCATCATATATACAGCAAGAAGAATGAAAACATACAAAGGCAATGTCTCCATGGTCATCGAGGACATCGGTGATATTACCAGAGAAACGCTCTTAAAGTTTAATATACCACATGATGAGCTTGTCTTTGGCAAGCCATACGCTCATTTTTATATAGATGATTTTGCAGTTCCAGCATGGTCTGAACTTGAAAAGTGGATTGGTGTTTATCCAAAGACTATAGTGGCGAGGCGCCATAACACTGTAGATATAAGAAAAGATCATGTGATCAAGCATTCTGGCAATGATGGAGAAGTGTATTTCTACAGTAATATGCCAAACGCAATCAGAAAGTTTTTTCCTTCTATCATTTCTGTGTTAGGGAATACTATCAGCATGGAAAAGATAGACGGTCATCCTGCGAGCCACCTCTATGCTTCAGGCGACATGTCATTTGATGACATCTCTTCCATATTAGAATCCTTAATGCAGATACATGCAAGCATGAGTATTCCAAAAATTTTGAACGAGGATGTGTGCGCTAACTACACATCAAAAATAAATGAAAGGATGAAATACTACGATTTTACCAGCATAGGCATGGGCAAGCACATATTGACGATTATTACTAGTCTTTTGGAGTATGAATCGTCAAACAGGATCAATGCTAGTGTGATCCATGGGGACCCGGTTTTCAGCAATGTTTTCATAGGTCGCGGCATAAAGTTCATAGACCCAAGAGGAAAGTTGGGGAATCTGTTGAGCATATTTGGAGATAGACTTTACGACTTTGGCAAGGTGTACCAGAGCATTTCTGGGTACGACTCAATAATATTGGGGCAAGACTACCCAAAAAATAGAAACGAACTGATAGGAAGATACGAAGAGTGGATCGTGGGAAGGTTTGGGGCACAAGGGCTCAAAGATGTGAGGCTCATAGCCTCTTCTCTTCTTGCCTCGCTGATGCCGATGCATGACAACGCCAATGTGCCTAAATTCGTAACCTTGTATGAAGAGATGTTTACATAAAAATGCCACAGCATGCTTATGTGATTATTTCAGGTCAGCCTAGGTACACCGAGGAGTCGGTGTGTAGCCTTCGGGATCACATGATCAAGCCTTTGCGCGATAATGGGTTTAATCCAATTGTGATATCTTGCACCTGGGGGAAAAACAGTTACAACAAATTCGTGCCATCAGAAATGAAAAATGTAGAAGAGCGTCTGATTAATTTTACTCGAGAGCAGATTTCGCCTGAAATAATGCACTTCGAAGACGATATAGACTTTTTTTCAAAGAGGGGCTCAAATCGTATACGGGTACCGCTTGCAGAAGCCCCTAGTTATGAAAGTCAGTATTATTGCTTGCAAAAAGCATGTAAGTTGATGAAGCATCATATTGGAGAAACTAGAAAACAACCTTCGCTTGTGATCAAAACGAGAGCCGATCTGATCTATTGCAAACCTATATCTGCGATATCAATTAATGCGGCGGTCAGCAAGTGTATGATCCCGGCAACAGAGGGTTGGGGGTGGAAGGGGGATGAACCGCCAAAGCAATGGAAGACCAAGAAAACATGGCTTCCCGACCAGATGTGGATGGGTCCCATGGGGCCGATGGTACATATGATGTCTTTCTACAAGAAGTGGCATCCAAAATTGACAAGTTTTGGTAATAACATAGAGAATATGCTTTGGGCGCACTCCGAAGCAGCGGGCATAAAGTGGATACCATTCCGATTTTTGATCAAAATCGAACGCACAATAAACAACAAATGAAGGTTGCTGCAATTTTCTGTGGTCACATAAGGTCATGGCAGCATTGTCATCCCTCATTCGTTAAACACGTTCAGTCACATGTTCCATTGAACATGGCCGCTGCAACCTACTCCACCATTGGGTACAATGTTCACGATGGCAGAGGGTGGTCAGAATCGGCTTCAGAAACCATAAAGCGGTTCAAGCAGGTTTGTAAGACACCTCATGTGCTTGTATCTGACAAACATCGTGACCTTGTGCCTTGGGCCTTCGGCCATGAAGCGGCTTTCAGGTGGGCAAACAATCATGATCGTGTCAAATCGGTACATCTAAAAATGCCACACAACCATGCAGCCCGTGCCATCAACGGCGCCGTGGGGATGTTTGACTGCTGGGGAAGGGGCGTTGATGTGTTTCATGCGCTTGAGTCTGAGCATGGCAAACATGACATATGCATGCGAACCCGTTTTGATATCAAGTTTATAGAAACACCAAAATGGGATGAGATTATGAGTCATGTTGCTGAAGGCAGTCTCGTTGCGCCGCATTTCTGCAACTTTCATAGAGATGGTGGCTGCAACGATCAGTTTTTCTTAGCAAAAAGAGATATATGGATTCAGGCAATGATGATAGCAGACCATCTCGAGAGATATGTGACGCAACTAGGAGTTACGCTCCATCCTGAAACAATCTTTGGGCACCACCTGAAAGACTGCGGAATTAGGGTTGTGCACATGCCAATTAATTTTGTCCTGCTGAGAACGAGCGGCAGGCAGCACGACTTGCGCAGGGCAAAAATGTGACTACTGATATCGCCATATGTATATCTGGGCAGGCAAGGATCACAGATGTGGTTATGAATTCTTTCCGAGATATGCTCCACAGACCATTGTGCGAACGTTTTGACAATGTGGATGTATTCTGTCACTTTTGGCTAAACAAAAGTTTTGACAGATACTCATGGGATGTTGGTGAGCCTGTGACGCACGAAACTGTGTATCGTGCTTTCGATGGTATTAAAAATACTAATTTTCAGCTCGAGTGTCCCGTAAATTTTTTCGAACGCGATTGCCACATATCGGTTCCCATCAAAGAAGCGCCATCATACGAAAGTCAATACCATTCTGTATTGAGTGCTAGAGATATGATGATAGAATCGGAACGAAGGCGGTCCATTCAATATAAATTCGTGATAAGGACAAGAATCGATCTGATTTTCAAAGAAATGTTCTCGCCAGAGTGGTTGGGTCATGCTGGCAACATCGTCTGCATACCAGACAGGGAGGGGCACAAATGGCGTGGGGACGAACCTCCAAAGCCGTGGTCTCACCATAACTGGGTTCCTGATCAATTTTGGGCTGGAGGCAGGAGACCGGTGGTTCATTTGATGTCGTTTTTGGAAGCGTTTGGAAACAAAATATACCGCCCACATGCAAAAAACAACATAGAAGTTATGATGCACAGGCACTGGAATATGCTAAGACCGCCATGCAGGATCAGAAGGATCCCTTTTCTGTATAAAATTGAAAGAACCACAAATAACCGATAGGCAAGTGTCTAATCACAAGAGGTAGAAAACGGTTTTTGTTTGAAAATAATGTTACACCATGAACAAACACATGCTTAAATTCGCTGCAATTGATGCAGACCTGAAGAATCTTGGTGTCAAAGATAACACCCTACTCAGATTTGCCCGGCGCTTTGAGGCAAAAATCAAGCCCATGAGAGAAAATCTGACACAAGAATTGCGTGCATCAAATGATCCCGACACCACCATGAGGGCATGGATACGGGTATACCTTCTTAACCCATTAATTGAGAAATTCACATCACCATCTTTAGATGATCAGTTTGTTCCTAACAACAAATCAATGCTAATAATGCAGGCGCACAACACCACTAGGGAGCAGGTGGCAGAAAGGAAAAGGGAAAGGGCCATCATGTGGGTTCAGACACTATCTGCTGATTATGTGAATTTCCCAGAATTCTCATACACCATGCTACGTGGGGTTGCTGACAGATTTGATGTAACATCATCGTCACCTGCCGATGTCCCTGACAATGGATTGGTTGCTTCCGTGCTCACCCATTTTTTAGAGACCGCAGACCAGGCAGCGGAAAGAGTCGAGGGCAATTCATCAGGAGGGGTTGATCCTGATGATGCTGAATTGTCCGAAGCAAGCAGGCAGGTGTCTTTGGCGCAATATGCTCTTCAACAATGGGATTCGCAAAAACCTCAAGCAGATCAAGTTTCTGCAGAAGCCATGAATGCTTGGAGGCAGACGAGGCAACAGCTAGATCGTGATCTAGACATAGCCAAGAAAAGAGATAGAGTTTTGGGCGCAAGATTCAGCCTTGTTGGGCAGGATCTTTATGACTTATATGTCGTTGAAAGAGTTGATAAAAATATAAGAGATCAGCAGTATGAAAAAGATGTTGAAAGGAAGGCCGAAAAATGGAAGAAGGTTCCTCAGGTGGGGCAGACAAATGAGGAATTCCCTGATGAAAATAGCAAAATTACATGGTTGCATAAAATATTCATGGGTGGTCGAGTGTGCATAAGACAACAATGGGGATATGAACAATATGCCAGATCAGGGCCTATATGGGTTCTTCTTGACGAATCAGGAGCTCGCGGTCTTGCAGCGATAGCATTTCAAGGAAATAAATGCATTCACATGCAGAATAGGGAAAATTCTGAGCCACAAGAGTATGTGGACGAGATTTCGGCGTTCATGAAAATACATCCAGAATACAAATACGATAACGAAGAAATGCAAACGGGCAGTAGATATATATCGCTCATCCGATGGATTGAAGAAACAAGCATAGCAAATAAAATGTTGGACGACCCAGCCCAGTGCATTAGCGTTGCATTTTCAAATCATCCCAAGTCTTCAATAGCTATGGCAAAGTTGGTGAACTGGAACGAAAGTCAGTGGAATAGATTTGTAAAGCCTTGGCTCCTCAAAAAAATCGGTGGAAACGATGAAGATGTTGAGTCTGGACTTTCAGCAATACATAAACTTTTGGTTAACGGACAAAGAACCTATCAAGCATTCAAATCTGTAATCGATTCGCTTGGAGACCTCATTGAAAGAAAACTTCCCATTATACCAGCATATCTAGAATATGTAAGGATGAAGGGCGAACGCAGACCCGCATTTGAGGAAAAAATGAACATGAATGCCTTAAATAGGGCGAATGTTTTAGCCGCCCAAGCAAGAGCATTCAACGGCATCACTGCAGAAATAAAGGAAGAAATATTGAAACACGAAGGCGTATTTCATGAGTACATGTACCATCCAGATGCGCCCGCATTCAAGGGTCCTGAATTGGTAGGGTTTGTTGCAAGTTTCAGAAATAACCCCCAGAGGGCATTAGACGTCATATTGAAGATGCATCGTGCACATATAAATCCTAGTGGGATCGCCCCAATACTTATACCGTACCTCAAATTGGATCCGCATGCAGCTGCCACATATGCCGTGTACATACTTCAAGGCAGATTCATAGAAGGCGAAGCTGCCATTTCAAGAGACAAGGGTGCAACTGCACAATATGCAGCCATGCTTATTCACAATTTTCAAAATCAGACATTCAGGATGAAATTGCCAAAACCAATAATGGATGCCGCTCAGGATTTATACGAGCACAGGTGGAATCGCGATGATAGAGAGTTAGAGCATGTTCAGTAACTGGCTACATCGCTCTAAACTTGCTCAGGCGCAAGAACCTCTTGGCCCAAATGGATTTTGGTCTGGTCTTGAGACATTTGTATTGGTCGCTAGGCACCATAGAAGCCCAAATGATATTCTTGATGGCATGCGGAGAAGTATCAGGCGTGGGATGTTTGGTCACTCTAATATGCAAGAAACTCATGTTGCAGAGGGTGTCGGAAATATTGTTTACTATAGGTCAGATTTTAATCCAGACATACTACTACACATGCTTTACTTTTCTGACGACACCATATGCGTAGACACCATTAGTTCTCGTGTCTCACTTAGTCAGACAAAAGAGTCTCTTGATGCCGGCAGAGCATTTTCTGAGTCTATGAGAAAGCTAGGGGTTAAACTCAAAAATCCATCTGACAGGTCGTGCCCAGGAGGAGGAAGGGCTCAGAGAGCTTTTATTGATATGATGGGTCTTACAGACATGGTTGCTTCAGAATATAATCCTGAGCCACCTGTTGGCGATGGGTTTATTCCTGCCCCCCCAATAAGGGGGGTTGTTGAACCAAATGCTGCACAAGCTGAGTAACATATTCCGACTGTCTCCCAAAAACAGGCGACAGCAGTCTTCCCCCCACAAAACGGTATATGGTGCCTTCAGCAGGGTTTCAGGTCTAAATATGGGCATTGCAAAAAATGCTGATGGCATACTTGTCAGGGCATCTCGCCTTGTGGGGCTTGGAAAAAAAGACAAGAAACTTCAATTTGCGATCCATGCCATGGAAGGTCGTCCAGAAATGCTGCATGCTGTGATGGCGGATGCTTTTTCGCATGCAGCAGTAAAGCATGCTTCTGAGCAGATTGGTCTAGGATGGGCAGTTAGAGATGTTCAAGTCTATAACCAACCAGATAGTTCCAATCCTGGGTCAGTGCTGCATATTGGCATTGTAAGTTTAACTAAGAGGGTGTGAAAAGTAGAGGGGGGGCATGCCCCCCCCCTCCTCTCTCTCTCTCTCTCTCTCTCTCTCTCTCTCTCTCTCTCTCTCTCCACATCACTTATTCCAGGGCAAGAACTTTTGTACCCACTTCCACAAGCCCTGACCTATAACTGCACCTGCAACAAATATGCATATGGTGTAGAAGACCGTTCCCAAGACACTAGAAGTGGAATTTTCAGCCAACATAAGGTATTCCATGGTTACCTCCTTCAGCATGTTTTTCGACTACTTTTGGATACAAGACTTCACAAGGCGTATGATTGTCGTGGAAAATGTCGGTGTGGCGGAACTGGCAGACGCAGCGGACTTAAAATTCGCCGGCCTCAAAAGCTGTACAGGTTCGATTCCTGTCACCGACATTTGACGTGTGAACAATAAGGGTAGAAATGAATAAAAAGGCACGCAAAACAGCATCTCCAAAATCGTCGAAGTCAGCGAAGAGGAAGTCGCCATCATCATCCCATAGTCGATCATTAGAAGACTTGGCTAGTCGTAAGGCACGGGGGTCAGAGTCTGCGAAAACGCCAGCCTCATCATGTTTCAAAGGGCTGAAGAGCAATATCTCCCGCAAGGGGGCGAAGAAGGTTTGTGATGAAAATCTAGAGATCAAGTTCAGGAGCAGGTATGGCGCAGAAAGATTTTTGCGCATGATAGATGATAGAAGAGCAAGCATCACTGGAGAGTCGGCTTTCATGCGCTTCTCCACCAACACAGAAACTGGCGCTGTGGATTTCGTTGACTTTGAAGATGGTCCAACCATTCGAGTCGGTTCTCGCATACCTGGAGTTGGTATTGTCAAGTCTGTCGACAAATGGAACTATTCGAGGAGCGATAAGTGTAAAAAAGACTCTGTCATGGTCATGTTCAAGCATGATGGTTCAGGTTGATAGGGAAATAGCTGCACGTGCTCTTGCGCTCTGGGAAGACTTCCCATTCCTGCAACCAACTGCTGGGAAATACAAGCTTATCAGATGTGATGACGGGTGGTGCTGGCATCACGGTTCTTTCAGGTCTAAAATATCACTTTCTGAAGCCGAAGAGGCCATATCTGGCAAAATGCTTTCCGCCCTTAGAAGGATGTGGACAAAGATCAGTATCGAACAGGTCGATGGAAATAAGGTAGTCCTTTTCAGTATATCTTGCTCGAATGAACATTCAAGCATCATGGGTGTCGGGAAAAGCCCATCGCTTGCCATGTTTGATGTATGGTCTTCATCAGAAACTTAATGTAAAAAGACTAGCACATCATTCTAATGCGCCCGAACCTCAAACTGCGGTCACTTCAGTCGCAGTAGGTATTTTGTCTTATTTATGGCTGCCACCATTTCGTCTATGATGTTCATCAGGTCTGATCTTTCTACAGAAACCTGAGATATCTGTGATGGTAACTCGCCATTGAGCCATTCTACTTTTTCTGTCAGGTAATTCATGATGGCATCAGAGCCTGGGTGATTTGTGCACTCAGTTCGGAAAGAATCCTTGGTCTTGGGTACTCCTGAGACGCCTGCAAAGGTCTCCACGAAGTCGTCTACAAGTGGATCTAGTGTTTCGTACAACTTGCCAAGTGCCTTGTGCTCGGCATAAGACTGCGTCTGCCAATGCCAAACTTTTATCTGTGACTGCATGCACAAGAATGTAGATATCATGTTCATGGTATTATTTTAGATCTTTTCCAATGCCGTCCTTTTATGGGCTATTGGATTTATTTGGATCGTAAAGTTTCCCCGTTATGGAGTCTATAAGATATCCAGATTCTAGTTGTTGTAACTGTGTATTGTTAAGTGCTTGAGATGTTTCGGATATCGAAAACAGAACATCTCTGCTCTGTTCTTCCCCTAAAAGTGCAACCGATGTCAGCAATGTGTCCATCTGCCGCTTCACCATATAGCTAGGATTTTTGAAACCTCGCACCCCAAAGATATCATAAATTGTGCGTGCGAGACTGGGATCAGAATTGATCATCATGACCGCCTCCTTGAGGATTTTGGGTGGCAGGGTTGCATTGTTATTGAGTGCATCTACTATGGTTGCTATCAAATGTTGCCCTTGGCTAGGGTATCTACGCAAAAATTCCGGGCAACCTATTTCCTCCAAAGCATTGACTAACAGTTCAAAACATTCTTTTTTTACCCAGAGGACATCGTGAAAATCTACTAAATGACCAATAAAATCGATGTACCAATCTGAATCTCGTCCTGATTTGCACACATTGTCAAATTGCTCGTTCATAGTTTTAATTGCTTGGTCACGGCTGGTACCTTTTTTTCCTGTTATTTTAGAGACGAAGTTCGTGACCAATTCATCCACCTGACGGCTCACTTTATCTTCTGAAGTTTGTGTTAAACCATAACGGGATATTACGAACATAATGTGATTTTTTATCAGTAAATCAGATGATTTGTGATTAATGAGTTGAGGAGCTGGATATGCCATGTAGGCCTCATCAAGAGCATTCATGATTATGTTTTTTAACTCGACATTGACATTTGGAGGGTCAGGTCTAGTACTGAGTTCCTGATCGGTAGTATTTAATAGCATTGTTATGGCTTTTAAGCTTGGTGGTGGTAACCTCTTTGACACCTCATGTAAGAATATGTCAGCATGCTTGCTCTGCAGATTGTCTGATACCACATTCGGCATGATTATTTTTCTCCCAAATCAACCTTTACACCTTCAGAGGACATACCAAACAAAGACAAGTAATACTCTTTATGTACGAATATAAAATTAGTTCTGTCGAAAAGGTTGTGGATGGAGACACCCTCGACTGCACTATGGATCTTGGATTTGGCGTATTTTGCAAACAAAGAATCCGCTTGCACGGGATTGATACCCCTGAAACTCATTCAAAAAACCTAGAAGAAAAGTCTATGAGTGAAGAGTCCAAGGTATTTCTTACATCTTGGATTGAAAAACATAAGGACAATTTGGTCATCAGGACATTCAAAGATGATAAATATGGCAGGTTGCTCGGCATTATAAGTGAGTCCACTGGAGAAGTCATTAATGACATAATGGTAAAACTTGGCTATGCCTGGGCATATAATGGCAGAACCAAAGTAAAAGACTTATCTCGATTGAAGGAGTTGCGCAAATCTGCAAGCTCCTGACGGTACTGCAGCCATACTTGAGGCAAGTGTGAAAGTTTCCCATCGGTGACCTGCGCATGCACCTATCATGCGCAAGTTAGATGTCAATGCAGAGGGGAAAAAGAGAGATCTATGTCCTGATAGTTGTTAGTGATCTCTTCTCCGATGATTATGCGCCTTGAGGCATAGCCATCTCCATTTGAATCAAACACAACATTTGGGATGTCTTGATGATTCACAAATGCATCGCCGTCAATCCCGAAGGTTCTGACGCCTGTCGAATGGTCAACATAACTTCTTAACCTAACTGACTTTGCGACATGCGACGGCATGGAGTTTATCACCTGATCGCTCCACTCAACCTTGATGTCGATGGACGGGTTCCTGCGCCAAATCAGTGCGCCAGCAGGCACATCTTCTTGAGCAAACAAACCAAATCCGTGAATACTAGACCTGTCTATCGATGTCTTGATCAGCCACATACATAATTATACGGTAGAAGTCGAAAAAACCTTATGAACATGCACGATACTGTAATTACGCAGTGACATTCCCATGAAGGAGCATGGTAAAAAATTGTATAATTATACTCGGAGCAATGCATGAAAAAGCCAATTTTTAGACTAACTGGTAAATTGGCTGGTGTTGTTGATCGTCCCAGTAGCAATTTGAGTGATGTATTTGAGCCGGGAACAGAGAAGTTAAAGACTGAAGTGTTACATAACATCCAGCGCGGTCTCTCCACCATATCGTCATACCTGTCAAAAGAACATCCCGGGGTCAAGATCACGCATTATGAAATCGTCGGAGCAGCAGTAACTTTCCAATACACCCCCAAGAGCGATGTAGACACCACCGTTTTCATCAACATACCTGAAACAGATCCAAGGTTTAAAGTCATCAACGATTGGATTGGAGAAAATGTTGACAACACCATGTATTTTGGGAAGAGACCATTCCAGTTCAAGATAAAACCAGATTCATCAGTGGGGGCGCAAAGTGCCAATGCTGATGCCATTTACGACCCCACTAGAGAGCGCTTTGTGAAGAGGCAAAATCCGAGTGCTGCCTCAGTGAATTATACCCAATTTGTTGAGTCAGGAAGTTCTGCGGAACGCCTAGAGTACCGTCGCATAGAGGAAAGGTTGCGAGGGATGGTGAGGTCCTGGGCAAGGGTGGGCAGAAAGGCACTTGAATCAGGAAAGCCAAGCGAGTCTAGGAATAGGAAGTGGCTTGAAGCTCAAGCTCATGAGATGGCTGAGGCATTGAAGCGTTTGAAAAAACTCAGAGGGGATGCCTATAGTCAGCCCGCAGGTTATGGCAGAATGAGTCAAAACTGGGGTAGAGGTAACATAATATTCAAAATGATGGAAAGAGATGGATACTTAGAGTTGTTTCAACTCATCACACAAGCCATGAGGAATAAGCAACTTCTACACCCACGCAATCTTGCAGCATCTGTGGAACAAGCTGAAAAAATCATGAACCAGCCTGTTGGTTTCGACCCAACCGCCAACCGAGAATAGTCTTGACAGCAGGGCGTTGAGGTCGTAAGATGACCTCATGACCGAAGGAAGACTGCCGCCTGAATCATGGGTCGTCATCTGCGGAGAGCAGGATAAACATGGGAATGTACTCATTCTTCAGGATTCCATTCCTGGCATGGGTTGTAGGTATCTCGTCTTTAGGTCTCGAAAGGCTGCTGAGCACGAGGCAAAGCAGATGAACAAGATTAGGCAGAATTTGAAGTTGACAACTGAGTACAAAGCCTGTAGGCTGAAACACCAGTGGATGGACGACCTCCTGTGGCACATATCCGAATGACTTTAACTATCAGGAAACAGAATGGACAAGAACCCAGTCGAATCTTGGCTCAGTAGACTTGCACCACTGTCTAAGGTTTCTGCTTCAGGATCAATCAGGTCGGCAGAGGTCTTCCTTTTTGGGGAGGGGGCGGCAGCATGGCACATGGTGGGGGTTGATGACCTCAGCAGGCTAGCATCACACCTAGGGCATAGTAAGTCACAGGCAACGGTTGCCAAAGAGATGAGTTTTGTCAGGGAGGTCATCAGGGAATGCTGGCGTCTTGGTCTCAAGAGCCACGAAGACCTCCAGAGGGTCACCAGCCTCCGCTGGAGCCGCCCGGCATCCCCCCCGTGCGGGCGCCATGTGGATCGCGAGGACAGGTACAAGATCATCGAGGCGTGCGGGGATGGCCACCAAGGTCTTCGCGATAGGGCCGTGGTGAGGCTGCTCCTGGCGGGTCTACGGAGGGTTGAGGTGACAGTCCTCAGAACCACGGACTTTTCGCCTGACATGTCCCATGTGAATGTTATAGGCAAGGGTGGCAGGCGGCGCCAGGTTCCTCTTGGAGAGAAGGCAAGTGCCGACCTCCTGGCATACCTGTCCGTTAGGGGAAGAGACAGGGATGGCTTCTATATCCTCCCACACGAGTGTGGAGCCTTTGTGAGGTACCACAGACCTATAACTAGCCGAGCCATCAACAAGATAATCCGCAGGGTGGCGGCCAAGGCCGGGGTGTCGTTTACGCCACACGACCTGAGGCGTACCGCCATCGGAGAGTGGCTTGGCGGGGTAGACATCTCTGTTGCCATGAAGATGGCTGGCCACTCAAACCCGCAGACAACAGTCAGATACGACCGCAGAATTCATGACGAGGAGGCCAAAATGGCTGCTTCATTCATGGATTGATTTGTCACAATATCTCTCGACTACCGCCTTCAGGAGCGTAAAATCCTCTTGATCAATGACCTGTCTCGCAGAAAAGATAGAGTCTATCATCGCCAAAATTGAAGGCTGTGTCATGCCTGATAGCGGCGACCGAGATGTTCTCATCTCTGCGGCGGAAGAAATCAGGATTTTGAACAAGTCTGTTATCGGGTCTGACGTCATCACGCTACAAAAGTTGAAGTCATACAGGCATAACTTGGTCATGTCCACCATGGATCAGATCATTGTGGATGAGGCAATAGATGAACTTGTGCGGCTCACTAGGAAGATCAGACTTTTGGAGAGGAGAATCAATAGTGGTGAATGAACATGCAAACAGGTTGTTCTCCGATGTTGACATCCTAGAATATCTCGAAAAATTCGATTGTGACGGCTATTACGACGAGAAGACAGGCGAAGGCTCACTGACGGGTCTTGTCGGGCTTGTGTACGAAGTTTTCAACCTCCTGAACGGTGGTGAAAATGACAGGTAGCAACTATTGAATGCTCTCAGGAAGATGAATGCGTGCACAACAATAGCCTTCAGGAGGATTCGTAACTCCATCGGCCGTAGTTTATTCATTGGATCTTGCTTGACAATGAACTTGAGTGTTATCTTGTTGACAATATTTTCCATCATCTTCGTTGCACTTATCGTTTCTAACTGGCTAGGATCATGCAGTTTGCATTCATCGATAGATTAGACCGCATGCGGTTGCAGAACTTTCCAGGATTAAAAAATCGAATGAAAAGAGTGAATCTATGAATATCAAGCGTTCAGCGGAAGATGCAGATAAAGAGAATGTAGTCTTGCGCTCTATGGTGAGGATGTGGGAGGACATTGCCGAACCTGGAACTCCTAACAGGATCCTAAGCCAGTTGTGGCTTGAGGCTCAAAAAAGAGGACATGAACCCATGTCCTCAAGACACGCATGTGATTTTCTCTTCTCAGAGTTAGACAGGCACAAATCGGAAGCAGAAATGCTGCGCATTGAAATCCAGGAGATAAAAGATCAGAATTTATCTCTTCGTGCAGACATCAAAAGGATGATGTCGATACGACCGTGAGTGACGACCATAAAAGTGCAACTCTTGCATCGCTGATGATCATCATGAAAATACCTATCGAAAACCTTTATGGCAAATTTGAAAATTCAAACAATATTTTTCGTGGGTTGTATGGCAAGAAACGGTAGAGTGTCGGCGGGTGAAATCTTAAAATTTCACGGATGGAATTTCTGTGATAAATGATTAATTTGGTATAGAATATGGACAGAGCAAAAACTCACATACTTGATAGGCTTCGAGCAGAACTGATGAATCCTCATCAGCACAACAGGCAACTCCTCCAAGAAGCACACGAGGAAATAAGGATACTCAGAGACGAGGTGGTTAGGGCTTGTGCTCGAGCCATTGACGCAAGAACCAAGTTTGAGGGCAGGTTTGAGAGGCTTAAGGATGCCTCTTTTAGGGCTCTGATCACACTTGCAAAAGCATCAGAGCATTATGACAAGTCACTCAGCAAGGGAGACCCGCATGAACTCTGGGCGCTAGTAACCGAGGCATGTAAAATTCTTTATGGGTACATGGAGGACGAGGGCATAAAGATGGCAGAGCCCGAAGAATATCCTACCGATAGTGACCAGCCTCAATCGCCTGAAGCTGATCAAGAAGCGTCAAGCCAGTCTCGTCCCTGACTAGTCTTCCAACTCCTGGAGTCTGTCTCAAAATCCTGCCTGCCCCAATGGGTCTGCCAGTGGTCAATATGGGCATGACTGACCTGTAGTCTATGGTGCACTCCTCGCCACATGGTATTTCCTTTTTTGCGACGGCCCACACTGAGTCACCCCTTCGGTCCAGAAACATGTTCGGATCTTTGCTGTGGTTTGTGAGCCTACATGCTTCTGTCCTGCAACTGTCGTCACCACATGGGCAGATGATCTCGTATGTATCATCTCCCTTGCTGTATTTTTGGGGAGCAAAAATTCCCACACCATGTATGGGAGACCTTTTGCATATCATACCTGAATGCAGGGTTACTCCGTGGTTTTTTGAAGCCTTCATGAACCAGTTCACAAGGCTTTTTACCACCAACAGGGTCATCCGACCTCTTGAGACATGTGCCTTGCTCTAGAGATGATACCCATAACCTTGGCAACCCTAGTGTCATTCGGAGACATGCCTACGATTATAACCTCAATCTTGTCAAGGGCTTCTGTCAAGATTTCTTGGAATCGGGCCGCATGCAGGATCCTCTCCCCCTCGCGGGCACGAGCCTCTAGTACCATCTTACGGAGGCAGATGTGGTTATTTTCCGCCACCCCGTCTGTAGTGATGGCATGCATGGAAACTTCTTCTTCTTCTTCTTCTTCTTCTTCGTGAGGTCGCCTCGAAGTCACGGAACCTGTCAGGATTTTCCAGGTGCTGGTGTGAGGTTGGCTGACGACACATCTGCCTTTCAGTTGCCTAAGTGATTTGACGGTCACGTTAGTCTTCTTGCTACGATTGTTGTGTGCTGTGTTCTTCATGACCCCAGAATCTTACGCCTGTCATGTCGTATGATTGGCCTGCATTGGCCTGCAGGGGAAAAACGGCAAAAATGGGCACAAGAAACGAAGGAGACGCAACTATGAGCAGGACGATTAGGCCGACAAAGTGTGTGGAGGTTCCACACATGACCAAAGAGCCAAACGAAGAAGAACATCTTCCTCGGGATTTTGAACTCCCGATTGAACCGAACGAACTAGAGAACCCTGATAATACCTCATCTGAAAAGGAAGATGAAATGCTTTTTGTTGATGGAGAAACAACCATTAACGAACATCTAGAAGACACGATGCCGGGTCTAGGTGTAGGTTTTCTGTTGACGGGCTCTGGAGATCCGCCAACCAAGGGCATATATCTTTCACACGGGGACAGTCTGACCATCTCATCGACCATAAGTCTCTATGCTTCTTATGTTGAATACATCAGAGAGACCGACCTAGAACTGCACAAGCGTGCCTTAACATACAGTTCCGAGACGGCTGATCTACACCCAAGCGTTGTCTTGACCGATCAGTATGGGAATCCAATTGAGAGGTTTAGCGATCACGAAGACAGGGACGAAGAGGACGACAACCAGGATTATGAGTGAAGATCTTATATGACGTGGATGAATGCCTGGAATGGGGAGATAGATTTTGATAGAGTGTGCACAGGAGATGCTCTCACAGTTCTTCACGATGCCATTTCTCATCATCAAGAACTGTCTGCAGATCCGAATGTCAAAGCTCTCCTCAAATTGATATCCATGAGATTCTCGATCATGAACGAGATCATCAGGAGGCAGTCAAGAAAGATAGTTCAACTCCAGAGCATCAACCAATGCTCAAAATAACTGGGCGGCGAGTGATCGCCCGAAATCAATGCGCGTCGCTGCCGCCGCTCCGATTGATTTTTTGTTATGCGGCGGTGAATGTAGAGACTACATGGACACGAAAGAAGCATTCGAGGCGTTGAAGAAGGCGATTCAAGAGGACCACAGTTATGCGTGGAGTTGGCATTGCAATGTGGCAATGCCATTTCAGGATGAAGGTGGAAATCATGAGCAAGCAAATCGTGCCGCTGCGAGGTTCATGCAGATGTTGTTTGACTTGGACGTGACCACGTTCAAGGAATGGAAAGCGTTTCCGTGGGCGGGCAAGGTAGTCGCATAACAAAAAGATGGAGGCAGAAATGCCGAACCAGAAGAACAAAAACAAGAAAGTGTCTGATGATGCGAAGCTTAGATCAGAAAAGAAGAAGGCTGAGGAGCGCGTGACGCACATGATATTCAAAAAATTAGGCAACATCTACACTAGAAACATATTCGATGCTTTCAGACTGCTGCCGGATGAGCCGAAAAGATTGATTCTTCGCGCATATAGAATTGCTTTCGCAAAAGACGAGCGCAGGATGGCGGAGCTCGAAGAGACGCACCCGAAGAAAAACTGAACAACCAGATGAACTCGTTGGTTGCGGTGGCATCCTGAAAGGGGGTTCGCCACATTTGTATGGGTGTTTTTATGATGCAACGCCCATCCTGTAGGTGTTTTTGTAGGTCAGCAGTAAGCGTTTTATAGCCAACAGGTGCATACATAGCATATCTGTAAATGATCCATATAGATCGGAATCGTAGTACCATGGTGCAAAATAATTTAACAAACTGGTTCAAGGCTGCATCTGAATCAGATCGTGTTGAAGATCTATACGACAAGATATTAGCAATGGGGCCACGAAAACACCCTACTGGTCCACGTCATATTTCGTTGGCAGATGAGTACACCAGGAGATCAAAATTCACCCGCAGCATGAGTTGGGCAGTACCCACTCGAGAGGTCATTAGGCAGATAGTTAAATGGTCTTCTGGCGGAAAGATAATAGAGATAGGCGCAGGTCGCGGTCTGTGGGCAAAGTTGCTCAGGGATGAGGGCGCTTCGGTGGAAGCGAGTGATCCAAATCCTCCCGATGAGAACCATTTCTTCAAAAACTGGGATAATGAAGCAGATCGAGATGGGCATGTCTACGACCCGGTTGAGAAGATGAGCGGAGAGGAGCATGCCTCTAGGTCAGAAACTGGCGATACCCTCATGCTTGTGTGGCCCTACTTAGAAGATTCGGGCGATGCCGATTGGCAGGCATCTGCTGTCAGAAACTTCAAAGGTGACAAGATAGTTTTTGTGGGCGAGAGTGAGGGCGGAGCCACTGGATCACCACAATTTTGGCGCGAGATCAACAACAACTGGACAATCGCAGGTCATGCTGAAATACCACAGTGGTTTGGGATGCATGATTCGGTCATGCTGTTCAGGAGAAAATAATGCCCAACTGGTACAGAAACCTATCAAAATCTGCGCAAACAAAAGGCGACCGCAGAATATTCGACGAAGTTTCGCGTGCCATTAATGATGCAATTAGGTTTACTGGACAGCCACTCCATATGTTGCCATCATTCAAAGTGACCATATTCGGGTGGCCAGTGGTGGTCTACAACGGGACCAAAATTCCTGCCTTGGGCATGGCTGTTGACCATGCGGTGGCGAAACACTCGGTCTCTCCTGAAAATAGGAGAGACGATGTCCCTGCGGCATCCACGGCCGTGTGTATGTCATCATCTCTCAGCGCAAAAAAATCATACATGTACAGGTATGTTCTGTTTCATGAGTTGGTGCATGCTGCCCAGATACACAGGGCAAGGATGAGGACAGATGTAGATTTCGACAGCATGACTGATGCTGAAGTGGTGAGGGGGACAGCTGATGGCAGCCTGCCAAGGGCCATGAGCACCTTTGCAGACCCAGATCAGGGATCTCTACATGTTGAGTTCCATGTCATGATGATGCAGAATGCCGATGATGCGATATCGACATGGAGGCGCATGGTTTCAAATGGATCAGACATGACTATGGCTGAAAACAACGTTGTATCTGCCGCGAAGAGCAGACTTGCGGACCAGATGAAGTTATATCGCAAGATGGGTACGAAAACACTAACGGAAGATTCAAGGTGGTGGTCTGTGCTCAAGCCAGCCATGGAAGCACACGACATATCAATAGATTCCCTACCTAAAAAAGAAAAGTACAGGATATCAGACAGCGCATTTGACCTGCTGCTTAAAAGATACATCATCAGATGCGAATCCCTGATAAGATCTTCGGTCCGAGCTCTCAGCCAAACACGGAGAAAGTGAACCGTCTTGAAACCGACGGTGATGTGTCGTCAAGTCTGTTGATAAAGTTCAGGTAGAATGCCGGATTGCTGGCAAGATATGAGGTGTTGGCGCCTGCAGACAATGCATCGGCGTCTTGCTCTTGCGAAAGCCACAAGACAACCTTGCCATCTACAGATGGAGGGCGTGAGGTTCCAGAAAATATTGTTTTGCTGAAAACGAGAAGTCCGCCAACGGTTGATGCACCAGCGCTGTTGATAGGATGTAGACATGTCCCATCGGACATCGCTATTCCAGAAACGAAGAACACGCCACCCGCCTGTTCCCACCAATCTTTTGTGCTCATCATCACTATGCAGGAGAGTGGGTCGCTATCCATACCTTTCAGAAGAATTCGTCCGTAATTTGCGTCCCCTCCTGGGTTAGAATTTTTCAAGAATCCCCTCACCCTGACACCATCCGACTCCCCATCAGAAGATGCCAATGTCTCTATTCTGGAGCCGAATGATGTGTTGGAAGTTGACCTGGAATAGTATGGCGAGGAGATGTTTCTGTTGTCCGTTGCTGACAGATTGCCATCATAGGTAAAATCTAAATTATTGTTGTTTGGTCTTCTTGCCGCAACCCTTGGATGCTGCGAACCTATTCTGGCATGGACATTCCCATCGCATTTTACGAAGTTTCTATTGGCGGAACCGTCAGCAAACGACAAGAAAGTGCTTGTTGGGAATCCTGGAGAAGTTTCATTACCAGACAGCAAATTATTCATCATGTTGTCATTGATGATGTAGTAGACGGGAGTAACAGGAACTTCTGAAGACTGCGTACCAGTTCCACGAGTACCCAAATGTCCGAACATTTGAGATTGAGAGTCCACTCTGCCAACCATCTTGTTCTGAGATACAGAGCAGAGAACAGGCTTCGGCTCATTCGGGAATGTTGGAGCCGGATTGAGTGTGCCGTCAGAATTGGTTGTGCCTTCGGTGGATACAAAAAGATTGCCCAAATATCCACCAGTACCCGAGACATTGTTATACACATGGTTGCCTGTGATTGTTATGCCGCGATTCCTTGGAAGTCTTCTGCCTGCGTAAAAACTTATCACAGAGGTTCCAGCAGATATTCTGCTGTTATATAAATCAACTTGTTCATAAATACTAGGATTACCCCACGAGCGATCACCAGGAATGTCGCTGAATGGATTGCCGTCGCCTTCAATAGCTCCACTTTGCAACTTGGCAGTTTCAAAATGGAATATGTTATCGCACACCTGACCACATCCTATCTGGCAATTCATTCTGTTTCCGCCGCCTTCAACTGGCTTGATGGAGTTGTGGCTTATGTTGGCTTGTATTACAACTTCTTCCATTTGTGCCTTGACATCTCTCCCCTTGCAGTTTACAAAGTGGTTTCCCACTATGGATGCGGAGCAGTTGTCGTACTCCTCCAACCCCGAAGTGATCCTCCTATCTCCTGCGAATACGAGTATTCCATCCGCATCGGTGTTTGCCGATGCCCAGTAACCCCCAGTCCCAGATGGGATCCACACAACAGATGAACCTGGATTGCCGATGGCTTCCAATGAAACCTCGCCAATGATTGCTTGAGTCGTGGTGAGTGGTTCGTAATTACCCCACCCGTCCTTGTTGTAAACGTTCTCAATGTGGCAGTTCCTGACCGTCACTGTTTTTTGTCCTTGATAATCAACTATATTGCTATACTTTTCAGGGACATAATCAACTTTTGGTATGCTTTCAAAAGGTATGTCGGGGAAATCCTGTCCGACCGCTGCGCGGACGTCGGCCAACCCAGAAGGTGTCAATTTGAAATTTTTGGCATTTGGATTGACAAAAATCCCCTGATCAAGATTCGTCGTTTGATTTGTCACCACCCAACCGCCAACTGTAGCAAATCCCTCCTCTTCCCTGTTCTCTTGATGGTTTGCATTCGTGCAGTTGACAATGACGTTCCTGTTCGCCGTATTTTTCATGTAAGGGATTTGAGAAGGAACAAGCCTTGGATTACCTTCGTGTTCCTCTATAAATGTCGCAAGTTGGGGGTATTTTGATTGATAAGTTGGTGTGCGTATGTCTACGGTGTTCATGACCCCCTTCCAATCTTCAGAAACAAAAAACATCTGCCCATTGCTGCTGACCACCCAGTTGTAGGGACTGTACCCAACTATTCTAGGAGGTTCTGTGCCTTGTCCGTCTTCAAACCACCCGTAGTTTTGTTTGTTGAATATTACATCGCCTTGACTGTTTAAAAAAGTTTGCCAATATTGTGTGCTGTAATTTGTTGACCCATATGCCGCGCCACATTCAACAAATATATTGTCTTCGACGGTGTTGAAAACACCTCCATTGAAAAACACTGCACCAAATTCAGTTTTACAGCCATAGAACACATTTTCAGAAATGGTCTGGTTGCTGTTATTGCCGTCCAAGTAGACACCGATGGTGATGCCCGTGTATGTTTCGCAACTAGGATAGAGCAGCCCGTCAGAAAGCCTCTTGACAATGTTGTTGAAGAAATTATTCTTTACTTTATTGTTTATATTGGATATGTTTGCGCCGTTATAAATACAGCCCTGGTCATCCACATCGGCCAAAAGATTATGGAAATGGTTTAACTCTATGATGTTATCATTTCCATAGCACAGTATTGCTGTGTTTCCATCGGAAAAAAGGTTCTTAGATGCTTTATTTCCAACTCCGTTCATTATCAGTCCCGCAGTCTCGTTTGGTTTCAGCTTCCCCCATCTCTTTATGGAGCACTCGGTCACAACCTTATTTGCGGCCGTTAATGTCTGCCTGTTACCTCCAGTGTTGATGACTGCACTTCTGCCGATATCATACACTTCACATTTTTGAATGGTCACATTCTTGCCGCCCATGGCCGCAATCCCATCTCTGCGCATGTTGAAGACTTTGCATTTGTTGATGGTGATGCTTTCGCACATGTTGAGTTCGATACCCGAGCCAGTACAATCCCTGAATATTAAGCCTTCTATGCTCACATCTTTCACCTTGTGAAACTTGAAAAGTGACTTGAGTATGTCTCGAGTGTTCCAAAAGTGCTTAATTTGGGTTAGTGGAAGCGAAACATCTGTCGAAGTTCCTGGAGCCCATCCAGGATACGGGAAAATCGGATCATCACCGCCGGGCAATCCGGATTCCGTTCTGTTGGTAGTTGCGCGGTCTGCTGAGAGACTTTCTCCCTTCTCGGTTGGGCCTCCTGCGGCTCGGTGTGAAAGTCTTATGGACGAATTTGCATGTATGTTTTGCGGAGGGTAGAAGTACAACTTCTTCTCGGCGATGTCAATGAGATACTCTTCAGGTGCGTCAAGCTCTTCCGGAAGATTGAATGCATACCATCTGCGTTTGCCTGGCGATGAGAAGTAAGAGCCTTCTGGGTTTGGGGTTCCATCTGGATCGCACATCGTGTATTCCTGCAGCGCATATTGACTCTTCCCAGATCTCACAGTTATATGACGTGATGTCGTGTTGATGTTTACCACCCTGTAGACCTCGTCTGCCCAATCAAACCTCCAAAAACCATGGATCCATATTCCCGAAGCCACTGCAGATGTCCAACGGCTCACCACGCTGTCGTAGGAGGCTGGATATTCAAAAATTCCATCGACGAATGGTGCGCCTGATGGAGTTGTGGAGGAATTTTCTGTCCAAACAGCTGCTGCATAGATCCCTGATGTGCCACGTTCGACAACCGATTCGACATATGCTAAGTCTTCAGATGTATATCCGTTTCTTTCAGGGGTGACAATGTTGGGCCACCTGGCAACTGTCATCCTCTTGTCGTTGAAGAACAACTCGGGTATTGCGGGCAGGTCGGTAACGTACCCAACACTACTGCCATTGCCCCCTCCATTCCATACACTTGGCGGCGTGAATCCCAAGTCAAAACTGCTGAGATCAGCGACCATGATGTTGGGGCGGACATCGGGTTTTATCTTGTTCCACACAGTGGCGTCTTGAGTCTCATTGAGTGGTCGGAATGCCGAGGGGCTGATCTTTTCTGAGCCTGTGATCACCACCTCTTCGTTGCCATAGGCTTTGTACACTATCTTTTTGCCCGCCCTGCCGCTGTCGTCCTGATTCAGGTAGAAAACGGGATTTGCAAGGGTGCCAAGCATCTTGTACTCGCCACCGCGTATGAGAATGTGGATCTCTTTCCCGCTGGTGTCTTGACGGGCAAGAGTTGCTGCCTTTGACAGTGTCTTCACGGGGGAGCCGATGGTTCCACTGTTGGTATCATTGCCGTCTTTCACTGAAACATAGTAGAGCGAATGGTTGCTGGCGCTTGAAGTTTCGGTTCCTCCAACTGCAGCTGCATATATCACCATGCCGTGGCAACCAGAGATGGTCGTGACGCCACCAAAAGGATCTCTGCCAATATTTTTCACAACGCAGCCATCCACAACGACATTTGAAGACGATGTGTATATGTTCAACCCAACAGATCCGCCAACCGGATGCCTGGACGAGTCGTTGGACTGCACAATCGGGCTCTCTGAGCCAACTGTCGTATTCAGGGTGAGATCTGTGGTGGTGTTGTAGGGAATCCTTCTGGTATACATGTTTACGAACTGGCAACTTCTTATGGTTATCCTTCCACGCCCCTGTATGCCAGACCCACTTTGCGTGCCTCCGTATTGGTCTTGAATCAGCAAGCCGTTTCCGGCCCTGTTGTCCCCATCAATTTTCAAACCCTCTATGAGAAGATCTCCTCCCCCATTGACCAACATTATCATGGTTGACACCTGACTCATCGAGTATGGGGTGGCCGCGTTGAGCTGGTCGAGAGCAAGAACCGGATTGGGCAACTGGAAACCACACTTGATGGTGGCTCCATGACCAAATATCCTGGTACCCCTTCCTGAGGGCTTGCTGGGGTTGTCTAAAGACACCACAACCTGCCTTGGGTCGGCAACACCCCCAGATGGATCCGCAACTTGCTGCGCCACCGTCCTCCTGACACTGTTCAGCATGTAAACACCAGGTGGGAAATACAGCGTTCTTGATGGACTGTCAATACCTCCGAGGGCTTCAAGTGCAGCCACGATGGCAAGTCTGTCATCTGTCGATCCATCGCCTTTTGCCCCGAAATCCTTGACGGATATGAAGTCGCCAAGCCTCTGGCTGATCGACCTTCTGACAACCCCTGCCCTTGCGGTCATTGGGAGGTCTGCATTGACGAGAGGCCTGATGATGTCAATCTGACCGTCTCTTCTTATGTTTTCTGGTCTGTGGTCTCCAGAGCCATTATCCGTCAGTTCTTCTGGCATGCTGCCTCCATCAACCGAATCCAAAGAGGGTGAAAATTCTGGGTTGAGTGGTGGAGCTGGCAGAATCAAGATTGTTCGCTATATTCACATGTGAGCATTTCGTTGTGCTCAGCGCTCCAGCCTCTATGGCTTCTAAATCATATTCAAGAGTAATGTATATCAGCAATCTACCGGCGTCCGGATATGGACGAGCCTGCGATGCCGTCGTATCTACAAGGGTTGGGTGTATGTCTATTTGGTATCCTGGCTGACCACTTACGGGCGTCGCGGTGGTTCGACCAATCGGTATAACCTTGTTGCCATCGGTGGTGAACATCATGCTGGCATTGATGTTGAAGTTCGAGGTGAGCATGAAGGTTCTTCCACGTATGTCGAATCCTCTGGCCGGGAATTTATAGGCGCTGCCTAGGGGGTAGGGACCATCTGCGCCGCCGCCGCTGTTGAGTCTCGGAGAAGATTGGACAGACACCACCCCTCCTTCAGCAGAGGGATCTCCGAAAGATGACATTCGTGTGACGCAATTGCTGCTAGAGCCCGATCGTGAATGGAATGGCAAGCCTATTCCCACATTATCCCTTGCGGAAACATTGGCAAAATATGGCACTATTACGCCCGCATTGTACACGGAGCCTGCCGATGTTGTTGGTGTTGGATTCACAAAGTGCTTGACAACTTGTGGAGCGGTGCCCGAGTGAACATTTCCTCTCAAAACTATCGAGTTCACCGAGAAGGATCCACCTTGTCCTGCGAGAAATGCGTTTTCAATCTGGTTACACATGTTCTCACAAAAATTCCAATAGCATTCAGGTGCAGCACTTGCGCTGGTGCGGGACGTAATCCATGAAAAATACTTCATGGCGCCCAGACCAACCACCTTGTTGCCAACGACGGTTCCCATCAAGACTTTCTTTTTGGGATTGGGGAAGTTGATGTCTTCAGAACCGTCAAGAAAGCAACCAATCTTGCCCATACCCGGGTCAACATTGTTGAAAACATGATTATCCCTCACGGTAATTGCCCTGATCCGAGGACTTCCAGTGTAGAAGCTTATGACTGTTCCGGAACTCTTCGCAGGCCCTGACCAACCGCTGTCGTTCTCGTCCCAGAATGGGTTGCCATCCCCCATTCTGTTGCCTGAAGCATCTTTGGCTTCTTCAAAATGAAATATGTTGTTTGAACATATCCCACAACCGGTCTCGAAGTTGAACCTGGTTCCACCACCCAAGATGGGCTTGACGTACAGATGGCTTGTGTTGCCTGTTGCGACAGTCTCATCGTTTTGTATCCTGATGTCTCTGCCTCGACAATTTACAAAACTGCACCCAACGATGGAGGCCGATGTCCTGACATAGTCTCTCGTTGTTTCCTCTAACCCGTTGGGATCTGGCTGACCTCCGAAAATCTTGAGACCATCGCAGTCAACATTCCTTGATCTCTTTACGTTGTCTAGCCATGTGACCCATCCACCATCTACCGGCCATTGAACTGCCGTGTCAACATCGGCTGGTTCTTCACTGGTGATGTTTGAGAAGTGGCAGTTGGTGACGCTCACACACCGTGGAGGATAGTAGGTGACGGTACCCGATTCGGTTGTGCCAAATGACTGTATTATGATCCCGCAACTGCCATAGACCAAGGGTGTTCCTGCACCCCTCTCCCTGCTGATGTCGGCGACCACGCAACCGTCCACCACGACAGACTTGCAGCAGCAATAGATCGTCATTCCAGTTGCTTCACCTGTCGCGATGTTCTCATGAGTACTCCCTTGACCATCCGATCGGGTGGGAAGTTGGGACAGGTCTGCAGAGCCAGTTCTCTTTTTGAATCCACGCAGAAATCTGCAGCTCCTGACGGTGATCTCTCCCCTGCCGTATGGGTCATTAGAATTGTTTACAGGGTGACCTGATCCATCGTTGATTCTGCAGCAGTATATGGCCAAGTTGTTGCCGTCAAAAGTCAGCCCCTCAAGCAGGGTGAATCCCCCCTGAGTGTTGAGCAGAAATAAAGTTTCTATCTGTGTGCCCCTTGGACTCCCTGACGGCGGGTTCCAGTCGCATCGTATGGTCGCGCCCTCGCCCAAAATAAAAATGTCCTTGCCAAGCGCCACAGTTGCATTGATGCAGTGACTCCATGTGGTCGTACCTTGACCACCAGGCGTCCTCATGCTGTACACGCCTTGCGGGAAGAACAGGGTTCCTCCTGTGGCGCCAACGGCATTCATGGCAGCCTGGATGGCAGCCCTGTCGTCAGTCAGGCCATCGCCAACCGCACCATAGTCCTTCACCGATATGAAGTCTCTGATTTTCCCATCTATCTGCCTTGCAACTGCCCCTGCCGCCGGGGCCGCAGGGGTGACAGTGGGCAGGTCAGCGTTGGTGAGCGGAACCGTGTAGTCGAGACCAGATATCCTAACGCTATCAGGCATCTGTCTTCCTCCACATCTTTTCGCGCTTGATCATCCTGCTCACTATGGGGTTATCAAAATGTCTTTCTTCTAAAGCTTTCTGAAACATATCCAGACCACCCAGATCAACACGCTTGTCCGTGATGATGAGTCTGATCAAATCACTCATTATAAATTCACCACGATGAAATCCCAAATCTTGAAAGAAAAGGGACAATTCACCCTCTGAACGACTTTTTAAAACATTTATCACCCATTCCGCCTTCATCCCAACGGTGGCATTGGGGTGGCGTACTGCAGTCCATCGAACCCTCATGCTCTTATCTTTCGATGCCTTCATCAGCACTTCAGTGGTTGCATTGCGATTGGATGCTGCAGCCACTCGAACACCGTCATACCCATCTTCCAACGCCTTCATCAAGACTTCAGCGGTTGCATTGCGGTGGCCTGCTGCCTCCTCTCGAACAAGGGGTCTCTCATTCCCCAACGCCTTCATCAAGACTTCAGCGGTTGCATTGGGGTGGCTTGCTGCCTGCCAGGGAAGATCGGTAAAATCTTCCAATGCCTTCATCAAGACTTCAGCGGTTGCATTGGGGTGGATTGCTGCGTTCGCACGAACCCTCCAATCCGTATCTTCCAACGCCTTCATCAAGACTTCAGCGGTTGCATTGGGGTGGATTGCTGCGTTCGCACGAACCCTCCAATCCGTATCTTCCAACGCCTTCATCAAGACTTCAGGGGTGGCATTCGGATCATCTTCCATGGCAATCTTATGACCACCGAGCCCCAGTGTTGTCCCGTCATGTGTACCCGATGCGTGATGAAACCTATATCCCTGACGAGACAGTCCCTCCCAATGGGGGGTCTTCTCCTCTCCAGTGAGGCCATGTGTGCTAGACTTGGCCTGTCTGTACCAGCCAACAAGATCAGGCATCTGTCTTCCTCTTATTCTTTTCGATCCCTATCATCCTGCTCACTATGGGGTTATCAAAATGACTTTCTTTTACAGCTTTCTGAAACAGATCCAGTTCACCCAAACCAACACGCTTGTCCGTGATGATGAGTCTGATCAAATCACTCATTATAAATTCACCACGATGAAATTCCAACTGTCGAAAGAAAAGGTACAATTCACCCTCTGAACGACTTTTTAAAACATTTATCACCCATTCCGCCTTCATCCCAACGGTGGTATTGGGGTGGTATACTGCAGACATTTGAATATTTATGTGCTCATTTTTTAGCGCCTTCATCAGCACTTCAGTGGTTGCATTGCGGTTGGATGCTGCAGCCGCCTGAACACAGTAACTCATATCTTCCAACGCCTTCATCAAGACTTCAGCGGTTGCATTGCGATTGGATGCTGCAGCCGTTCGAATACCCGAATCAATATCTTCCAACGCCATCATCAGGACTTCAGTGGTTGCTCTGCGGTTGAATGCTGCCTGCCAGCGAACATGGGGATCCCTATCTTCCAACGCCTTCATCAAGACTTCAGGGGTGGCAGTCAGAATTTCTGCTGTAGTCTGTCGAATCGTTGCGCTCTCATCTTCCAATGCCTTCATCAGCACTTCAGTGGTGGCATTGGAGTTGCGTGCTGCATGGAAGCGAACCGACAAATCACTATCTCCCAACGCCTCCATCAAGACTTCAGGAGTGGCATTGCGGTGGGATGCTGCCCTTCGGCGAACATATTCATCTTCGTGTCCCAATGCCTCTATGAGCACATGTTCGGAGGCATTGGGAGGCAAATATGCGGCTGCAGCAAGTAATCGCGCTGGATCATCTTCCATAGCAATCTTATGACCACAGAGCCCAAGTGTTTCTCCGTCATGTGTGCCAAGCTTGGCCTGTCTGTACCAGCCAACAAGATCAGGCATCTGTCTTCCTCCACATCTTTTCGCGCTTGATCATCCTGCTCACTATGGGGTTGTCAAACTTATAATCTTGTACAGCTTCCTGAAACATATCCAGACCACCCAGATCAACACGCTTGTCCGTGATGATGAGTCTGATCAAATCACTCATTATAAATTCACCACGATTAAATTCCAAATCTTGAAAGAAAGCGAATATTTCACTCCTTGAACGACTTTTTAAAGCATTTATCACCCATTCCGCCTTAATCCCAGCGGTGGCATTGCGGTGGCATGCTGCAGTCCATCGAACCGTCGTGCTATCATCTTTCGATGCCTTCATCAGCACTTCAGTGGTTGCATTGCGGTTGGATGCTGCAGCCACTCGAACACCGTCATACCCATCTTCCAACGCCTTCATCAAGACTTCAGCGGTTGCATTGCGGTGGCCTGCTGCCTGCAAGCGAACATCGGTATTCCAAGCTTCCAACGCCTTCATCAAGACTTCAGGGGTGGCATTCGAACCATCTTCCATGGCAATCTTATGACCACAGAGCCCCAGTGTTGTCCCGTCATGCGTGCCAAGCTTGGCCTGTCTGTACCAGCCGAATTGAACCTGGACATCTGTCCCTGATGATCTCAAGCCGTCTTGCCTCGCAGTTCCACGAACTTGCATGGGGATATCACTTTTGCTTCCTAGGCTTCTGCTGATTTTTCTTGCCGCCGGGTTGACCAAGCCCCTCCATACGGCGGAAGACGATGGCATTGACATCCATTCTCGCTATTTCTTCTTCCGTCAAGCCATGCAGGCGCAACCTCTCCACAAAGCGGTCACGCTCGCGTATGAAAGCCTCATCAATAGTGATGTCATCATCATCATCATCATCATCATCATCATCATCATCTGACGATGCTTTCTTGTCCATCAATGGGAAGTCTTCGGGGTACATTATTTTTCCCTCTATGCATCCATCACCTGCGAGTTTGGCATTGGCCAGGCGGTGGGAGCCGTCGATGATGTAGCCATCGTGGTCCACCAGGATGGGGAATTTCATGTCTGCGTGTTCCACCCTCTTTGTGAACTGGTCTGACGGGTTCTCCATCAATTCACCGAACATCCCCTCAGATGTTTCCGTGTTGCTGTTGATTGCCACCAACTTGTCCACATACATGTCATAAACGGGAAGGTCTTCGGCAGCCTTGATGAGATCTTTCACCCTCCATCTGCCATCTATATTTTCGTAGCTACCATCTTCAGTGGGGTTATAGGATGGCATCCAACCGGAGCTTGATCCGACCTTCTCCCATGAATCGTGGTCAATCATCGGATTCTCACCTTCTGACCTGGCTTGATGCCGGTTGGGTCTTTGATGCCGTTGAGTCTTGCCAGTTCAACCCACCTGCGCGGGTCACCAAGGTGCTCCCGTGCAATTCCCGAGAGCGTCTGACCCTGCCTCACGACAACAGTGTCATCGCCAACCTCTTCCTTCGTCTCAGGTTGTGGGTCTTCAGTGGCGGCCGTCTGACCGCCAGCACGCATCTGGGCCACCAGTTCGACTGCTCGACCCTTCACCTGTCCCCTCCACTGGGATTTTTCCATCTCGGCTGCCGCAGCAGCCCAATCGCCAGCCTCGACAGCGGCGCGCATCTTCTTGAAGCCTGAAAGTTTGTGGCCACCAAGGTTGAATGACATGTTCACCAGAACCTCCTGAATGCCCTCCGGGAGGGAATCAAAGTTCCTGAACAAATTTCTGGCGTCGGCAATTGCAGTCTTCAAATCTGCATTGGCAAGTTTCCATGCCTCTTCTCTCGTGATCGGTCTCCGACCAGACATCACAGCCTCTGCATCAAGACCTGCTGCCATCAGCAGGTCTGCAGCATTCTTGCGCTCCAGGTTGAATCCAATGCCCACGGACAACACGCCCCTGCTGTCTCTGTATGTCTTTGGGCTGAAGCCCTCGTGTCTCTCAAGGGTCTCCAAAAATTTCGGGGATGGGGTAAATGAAGAAGCCGCAACCTGAACGGGCGCCTGAGCCTCACCAGGCTGAGCCCCATCAGATTGAGAAACTGAACCACCCATTGCCAGCGCTGCTGCCAGCCCAAGCGGTGCCAAGATGCCTGCCTCTTTTGCATGCCCATACCAGTTCTTTTCCATGCCATTCATTTCGGCACATGGGGTTCTGAACCTCCAAAGAAGGATGTGGTAAATCACCAAAAGGATTGCCTTGGTGGGAGGGCGTACCAAAATGGTTCATAAAATAGAAATGATGGATCAAGAACAAAAACATGCCCGACGACATGCCCTCTTGTGGATCTACTGGGTTTTTGAAAAAAGAGTAAATCCCACCCTTAATGAGCCAAACGGGGCTGCAAGGAGCATAGATATGCTGTCCTCTGAGTTTCCGAAACTCGTGGAGGCAAAAGAGATTGCGAAGACGGGTGATATGGAAGGGGCCCTTGATGTAGTCAGGGAGGTTATGAGAGATGAGGGTGTCTCTGAAGATGATCTGATAAATTATAAAATTCCCAATAACAATTGGTGGCTGAGGGCATCTCCTGAGGAGAAAAGGACCAAGACCAAGCCATGCCTGAATGGCAAGGAACCGAGCAGGCAGACCACCGTCACCATCGCACAGATGGCAGAAGAGGACATCAACCCCGATGTGCTGCAGTGGCTGAACACCAAGATCGGGGACAGGACACCGCTAGAATGGCTGGGTGAGTGTCCTCAGAGAGACACCCCGCTCCGGCTGGAGAAGTTCCCCTTCTCAAGCGCGGGCAATAACATAACGTCCATCAAGTTGCCCAACAATGACCGTATCATTGGTGTGACCCATGAAGGCTTGGATGTGTTCAATATTGTGTGGACAGGAACCCACGCCCAATATAACGCCATCACAGGCAAGGCCCCCCGCAGCAGAATTCAGGAAATCGCCAGCAGGATCCCGAGAAAGGTCATGTGGGCGCCTCCGGTTTTCTTTAAGAAAACGAAAGTGTCACACCATGAACCATCGAGCATCAAGACGGCTGATGCGTGGACAGAAGGAGGGGGAGACTGCTTCCTTGCCACAATCAATGCTATTGTCAAGAGGCATATGGATGGTCACAGCGGAGACATGCTGGTTCATGGTCTGGTGTGGGGAAGGGGGGGTGCAAGTGGGCACAGGTTCCCTCACGCCTGGATCGAGAACTCTGAAGATGTGTGCATCGACATGTCGAACGGCAAAAACATCACCATGCCATGTCAGATTTATCATGCGCTCGGCGGGATAAGGAAGGATCAGGCGGGCGCATATCGAAGGTACACCATAGAAGATGTGGGCAAAATGATTAAAAGATACGGACACGCAGGTCCATGGGGGTTGGACGAGAGTCTCCAGAGAGTCCCCGGTGATCGTATGGACGACGGAGATGTCTCTCCCACAAAACGACAGCGAACAAAGAAGGCACAGTCTTCACAGCTGCCCAAGAAAACCATGCACATCATGCGTGGAGTGACTGGCTATGGGAAGAGCACACTCTGCAGGCGCATGGCACGCGAACTTGGCGAGGCGGGCGCATCAACCGTCATACACTGTCCCGACGATGCCCACATGACCGCCCCAACTGACGAGCACCCAGATGGCACATACGAATTCAAACCACAGATCCTTGGGGTGATCCATGCAGAAAATCTGCAGAACGCCATACGTTCCATGGAACGCGGTGTTGACCATGTGTTCATCGATGCCACCAACCTGCTGCTGGAGCGGATGAGGCCGTATGTCGAGGCTGCCATCGAAAATGGCTACCAGGTCAACTTTATTGATATGCACGAGCAGCCAGGCGTTCCAACCCATCAGGAACTCATGGAGCGCCACAGGCTTCGTGGAGAGCGGATACCAGGGTTCGACCTGAGTGACATCGTGGGCAGGATGGAGGCGCAATACCAGCCATTCACTGGCAAGACCAACGAGGAGCGGGTGCAAGAAATTCTCGATTCCCGCAATAAAAAATGAACAGGAACACACACACGCAAATCAAAATGTCAAAATCTCAGTGGCAGCAGATCGGCATGAAGGCCGAATGGCTGAAGACTTCTTCCGAAGGGGCAGGTGATCACCGCCCGATGGATCCATAAACACAGACACCACGAGGGAAATTTAATTTCGACCCTGACAAGCTGCGAGGGATATCAGACGTGGGTGGGATCGTCAGCTCATCAGGGGAAGAGAAGAGATCTTCCTCCGTTGGAATGTCGCCAACGACATCAATTTTTTCCGCATCGGCAATCTACATGCAACACAAATTATCACAATCTGGATGGCGACGAATAGGAAAAGAAACAGGCTGGCTGAAGGAAGCAGGCAACAAGCTGGGCGACCTGATCGAAGCAAAGATTGGGTGGGCCCGCACTACCAAAGACGACAAGTACGGTCGAATGCTTGTAGAGATATACTCAGACTCGTCTAGTGCGTCTTTGAATTCTTTGATGATAAATGAAGGCTATGCTTGGGGATACATGGGAGAAACCAAAGCAAAAGACTTTACTTTGTTAGATCAAGTGCGTATAGAAGCGAAAAATAAAAAAGAAAGATGGGGAGAATCCTAAGTCCTAAGTTTGCTGGCATATCCTACATAATTGATATGAATAAAGATAAAACTATAGTTAGATTGATGTCAGAAGAAAATCCCGAAGGAAAATGTCCTTATATTGTATCTTTACCAGAAAAAAAAAGAGGATGGATGGATGTCAACAATGGTCATGCATATCGTTGCTTGCCTTTGAGTGTTGCAAATGGTTTTGGGTGGGAGATTTTAAATCCAATATCTTTTGACGCAACATGGAATGGAGATATTGGATATCAAAATGCCATTAAATTTAATTTCTGTATAGAAAGTGAAGAAGATAATACCTTCATCAAAAAAAATTCTATAAGTTCTCACTTTGGAAATGGTATAGTAACATTTTCATATCTTGGATTTATTTTTAGAACATCCGAAGGACATAACCTATTTGTAAAAGGACCAACAAATCATTTTAAACATGGCGCCCAAGCACTTGAGGCAATAGTTGAAACTGATTGGCTTCCTTATACATTTACATTGAATTGGAAATTGACAAAACCCAACGAAACTGTCCAGTTTTTCAGGGGAGAACCACTGGCTACGATTTTTCCAATTCCAAGATATTATCTTGAATCATTTGATGCAATAGATCAAAGAGAAGATCCAAACTCTGATTTTGCAAAAGAACATAGAAGTTGGGCACAAAAGAGAGAAGAAATTAAGTATGATGCAAACTCCAATCATTCCTTATACACTAAGGGCATTGAGAGTATGGATTCAAAGAAAAAATTTGAAAATCACCAAAGATCAATAAATGGGTGTCCCTTCCATAGAAAGGAAATAAATAATGGAACAATTTCAAGCGAAAACAATTAATGGATTCTTGAGTAAGAGTGAATGTGAAACACTATTAAATTATGCAAAAACCACAGATATGTGGAGACCAATTCCAAATAATTTTTGGGACAAAAGAACTATAAATTATAGAGATTTGCCAAAAAACATTAAAGAGTTGTGTAAAGAAATTATTTCAAGATTACAAATAACACTTCACAATGAATATAATTTGGAAGAAAAAGTATATCCAGATACTTTAGATGTTGTCCGTTGGTTTGACGGAATGAAACAGATTCCACATTGTGATGATATGTCTGATAATGAAGAACAGCATAAGTTATTTGGTGAAAGATATTTTGGTTGTGTAATTTATTTAAATGACGATTATCAGGGTGGTAAAACATATTACACAGAACACAATTTTGAAGTAACACCAAAGGCAGGAACAGTTGCAATGCATTTGGGTGATTGTAATCACAGACATGGTGTTACCGAACTAAAAGGAAACACTAGATATACTCTTGCTAGTTTTTGGGGTTTCAACAAAAATAAGGAAATACAATGAAAAAAGTATGGTCAATAGTAGGAGCGGGTAAAGGAAGTTCTGCGTCCAACCGCACACGCCAAAAGACCCAACCGCACATGAAGTTCAACCTGTCAAAATTCCAAATCATAAAAAAACCGGCAGACGAAACCAGAGAGCATACACTGCTCGACCTGTATCCAGAAGGAGAAAGAGAAGCCATCAAGGAGTACGGAGACACAAACCTCCAAGAAGCACAGGGCGTAACCAAGCTTTATCCTGAACGGTTGCGGCTTGAGGAGGCGGGTATGGACGCCCTTGCTGTACATATTTTCAGAGAGATGCAGAAAGAAAGGGCAACCGGAACAAAAAGAGTGTCAGAAAATCTCCAGCTACAGGGAGAGGCCGCAGTAGATAAACTACGCATAGAACAGCGAGACAAGCCCAAATTCAAAAGACTGCTTGCACTCACCGCCTTTCACCCAAACCCGTATGTGAGATTCATAGGGATACGCGATTTCGGGAAAGATATATCAGATCTCCATGTGAAATACCTCGTCAACGATCCAAACACAGAAATACAGTCACAGGCACAGTGGGAGTCTAAACGCAGAGATATGGGTGATCATAACTCTTGACAAATTAACCGTCAGTGGGCAGTTCAGACATGTCGTGGAGGGCACTCTGTGGTACGAACCATGCTGGCGGCCTGCCGCCGTATGTCTTCTGACCATGTGGATACTTCTCTGATCCACGCAGCCAGCCAACCACCCTGAATCTGCACCCATCACCAACCACCAGAACATAAATTTTGTGGTCCGAATCGTCGTTCCGCAGGATCAAGTCAAAATCATCCCTGCTCCTGGTCCTGACCTCATAATTTCTCACATCTGGGGTAGACCTGAATGTGTTGACAGTCAGAGGATCCGAAGATCCGATGAACTTGCGGAAGGCAATCTCGCCTTTTGCCCCGAGGATGTGGTATTCTGAGTTCTTGTGACCAGCTGCTCCGTGTTTGTCGAGCAACCCCATCTTCTGAACGCCATCCATCCTGCGTTGGGCAAGGCTATATGCCTCGGCCAGTTCGTCCCTGTCCAACACCACATGATTTGGTGCTATGTTGTTGTGATTATTTGTGATGTTGTGATGATCCATTTTTTTACTTGTGTTGAGTTGTGATGTTGTGATGATCCATTTTTTGACGGGTGTTGACACCGAGGACTGGCGACCGTTGTGATAACCCATTTTTTGACGTGTGTTGACACCAAGCAGCTTCAACCAGGAGGTTCTTGCGAAGTTGTGATAACCCATTTTTTGACGGGTGTTGACACCATCCCACGCGCTCGACCTAACCGCTATTAGTTGTGATAACCCATTTTTTGACGGGTGTTGACACCTAGATCGTGATGGAACCGCTCTTGCTTTTAGTTGTGATCACCCATTTTTTGACGGGTGTTGACACCTTTACCCAAATGTTGTGATCACCCATTTTTTTTGACGAGTGTTGACACCTTGAGCTGGCGCTCAGAGAGATACTGTTGTGATAACCCATTTTTTGACGGGTGTTGACACCTTTAGCTGGCGTTCCGACAGGTGTTCATGGTTGTGATAACCCATTTTTTGACGGGTGTTGACACCCAATACAGATTTGGAGCACCTCCAAGTAGGTTGTGATCACCCATTTTTTGACGGGTGTTGACACCACCAGCTAGGCATCATGCAGGTACACGAGGTTGTGATCACCCATTTTTTGACGGGTGTTGACACCTCAACCCTGAGACTCGGCAACTCAGTTGTGATCACCCATTTTTTGACGGGTGTTGACACCTTGATCGTGATGGCTGCCGCACACTCATCGGTTGTGATCACCCATTTTTTGACGGGTGTTGACACCCTAGACTTCTAGATCTTTCCCAGCTCATCTGTTGTGATCACCCATTTTTTGACGGGTGTTGACACCACAGCTCTTTGAGCCCTGGGGGTGGGAGAGGTTGTGATCACCCATTTTTTGACGGGTGTTGACACCATAAGATGGGTAATGCCCTAGCGGGCACCCCACGTGTGTGGAGTGCTTTACCCTGCAACCATTTGATGTTGTCCACAAACAGGCTGATGCCACATGTGGATCCAAAAAAGAGGCGTGCAGTTTCCAGAGCTGGGTATTTCAGGAGATATTTTTGGATATCACCCCGCAGAAAGTTTTTTGTGCAAATCGGTTATGATCTGCACGAACTTCCCGAATGGGATGACCCCTCCAAAGACAGGTCCCTGCCGACCCCCATCATCACAAGCTGGGTCGGTGCCGCAGTAGAGGTGTTTGAAATCTCTCATTGCAGCATCCCTGTTGATTTTTGTACCGTCGATATTCGGATGAGAAAGATTGAGAGCAGCATAGAGGTCTCTGTCAACGGTCACACCGTTCCTGACAATTTCCCTCACGTCTGCCCCCAACTTAGTATACGCACGTCGTGGGTTCTTCTCAAAAATATCTGTGCCAGTTGCTCTGTATTTTTTCTGATCAACCAGATACAGATGCCCCTCTGAAACCTTCATGGGGTTTTTTCTCAGGTCAATCGATCTCCTTCCGCATCTGTTTGAAGCTACGAACATTGCGTTTCTGAATGCCCCAGGAGAACCGCGCTCCACGCCGCGTCCGTGGTCTTTTGCCCAGCCCGCAACATCTCCGCCCTCCGAAAACAGACGGCCGCCGATGCAGCCGATGAAGGTTGCAACCCTGTTGCGGAGGTTTTTTCTGGCCTCTACGATCTGACCCTCTGTCCTCTTCATCCTGCGATGCACATCTCTCACTCTCGCGGTCCAAAACTTACGCTGCAGGCGTTTGCCCTCCCCCCACGCACCACCTTCGCGGATGATCCCCAACTCTGTTGCTCGGAGACGACACCCCTCGCTGAACCTCTTTTGTTGGCGCAGCAGCCGCCTCTCGCGTCCTCTGCACTCTTCAACGGTTGATAATTTTCCGGCGAACACAGTGAGACCAGTCGAATCATCAACAATGTTTACCGAGACGGTTTCAGTACCCAGATCAACACCAACGGTGCATCCAGGGAGAAGATTTTCCCTGTCACGCAACTTTCTGCACGAGTAGAGGATGTGCACATACCACAGCCCGCGATGAAAAACTGGCATGACCGCACGCACCCTGCTCACAACCTCCCTGTCCCTGATGATGTGTACCAGATCGTCGCGCTGCCTTCCTTTGTCCTGCCGTGGATCCCTCAGGGAACACCTGATCCTGTGAACATTCTCAGGCCGGTCTCCGATGATCCTTCTGCTGGCACCACTCCTCCGCACAAGGAGGTAGAATGTTCCATCACTCATCAAAACAAGCCTCCCACCGTTCAGAGAGGTTGTCCTGTCGCCAGTGCCGCACCGATGTCTGCGTCCTCCCCGACGCAGGCGGAAACGGTTTCCGTGACCGCTGTTCCGGATGCCGTTTGAGAAATTTTTACCCACCTCCTTTGCAATTTCGCACACATTTGTTGGGGAGAGGTGAGCTCCGACCCACCCGTCGAGGATGTCACCACCCGCCCCATCATCATGCAGGCCCCACACGTGGTCTTCGACCTCACACCAACGTTTACCACGCAGTAGCGCCCTGGTGAAATAGTGTGTATTCCCCTTGTACGAGCCCCACCTCTTGCGAAATTCTTCGAATGCGGCGGCGAGCGGCGTGTCCGCGCCCGCTCCACCCCCCACCTTCCCACCGAAGAGTGAATCCCCCAGCCGACGGCACCCCTCGTCAATTTTCGTCCGCTCCCTCTCAAGTTTTTCCACCCCCTCCACATCCCCCGCCAGCCGTGCGGTGCGTATCAACCCAGAAACCTCTCTCCTGCGCCTCACCATCCCCTTCCACCTGTCAACCTCAACCTTTCTTGCGGCCCCCGACACACCCGATGCCCCTGCGTACAGGACATTCTGCCGCTCCTGGGACCCATTTGCAAGGTTGCAGTGGTGGTTCAACTGGTCAACCGCAGTTTTGTAGACATGCGCGCATGCGAGCTCCCTGTTTTGCAGACATTTCACCGCAGCTGCATCCGGATGGATCGGCAGAATCATCGATTTGTGAAGTGGTTCTGAAGAATTCTTATTTTTTGCCCGGCGTTCCTTTGTCGTCTCCCCAGCGCCCGGCGGGGCACCCTGGTCTGAGTTCCAAACCTCAACCACACCACCATCACGGGGTGACTCCACGCCAGCTAACCCCGCAATCAGACGTCCGAGCCTGCGGTCATCCATGATTTTCTTTTTATGTCTACCCATGCCCAAACTATACGGGCGGCGACCCCCCAAAATGACCCCATCCGACCCCGATGCCAGATTCCCCCCGTAACAGTCCCCACCGGATCCCACCACCTGTCGAGAAAAGAGAACATGAGACCCTTCACCTCATTCTGGCAGAAGTTGGGGGGCATCCGCTGGCGGTTCCGTTTTGTCCGCA